AAACCACTATCATAAGTACGGTCATCATAATAACCTTCAACTTCACCTGTAATAAAAAGGCCTTTAGGTATTGATAGTTTGTTTGATTCTAATTGACTAATTCTTTTTTCTAAATCAGATATTTTCTTTTCATCTGCCATTACGACTGAGGACAAAAACATCAAAAAAATAATAATGTATTTCATATTAAGTATTTATCTTTGGAAAAAGATGGTCCCTATTAAAGGCTATTACATCTTGTTCATTTAATCCTAAAGATAACATTACTCTAGGTGTATGTGGATTTTTTTGTTGATATTCACAATAATAATTTTGTGCTTTTATAACATCTTCTTGTTTTGAGTCATTTTTAAAATCGCCAATTTTATCTAAGTAATTATGTAGATTACTTTCGGCCATTGTTGTGACTTGGAACAATTCTTCTTCTGTCTGTATATTACCAGCGGCAATCATTCCTTTACTGAAGATTGCCTTAGCCCATTCTGGTAGTTCTCTCTCTTTACTCGGTTTATACCATTTCGTTTCATTGATAAACCAATTCGTTAATGCGTGTTCTTTATTTAATAGAGGCGAAAAGTCGTGGAATGCACCTGTTACTTTATTCTTACCTGCGATTACATCAAAACCGTAAATAGGTCCACCATTTGTAATACCTGGGAATAAACAAACGTGCATCATATAAAGTCCTTTTGTTTCTCTGGCATCTACTACATCAATGTGTGCTCGTCTTATATTATCATTTCTCCAAGTACGATTAACCCAGCCTTCTTTATTAAATTGTGTCATACCTTCTTCAAAGTATTCTTCACAATTTATATCTAATATGTCTATAATGTTATTTTTGCACTGTATAAGATTTTCCCAAATCATTCATCTCCTTAAATAGTTCTGTAGCATAATCAAAACATAATTTGGCTTCAGCTACAACATTAATTTGATAAGCTAAAACATAATTATTAATTAGTTCTCTTATTGTTTTTTTTAATTGTTCAGTTTTTATAAAAACCAAATATGAATTAGGTCCAGGTGTTTTTTTCTTTATCATTTGACCACCATATAAATCACCCATATGTCTTACATACACGTGAGCAAATAATTTTTCTGGTTCGTCTTTTATACTATCTAAATGATAGATATAACGTAATACACTATCTGTTATACGAGGAGGAGTATCAGTATTAGGCCAAAGTTTTCGGTAATCATAATCAAGTCTTTCTGATCTTTCAATATTTGGAATTTGTCTAAACAAACCATTTTCAAAACAATATTTTTCTAATACAGAATAACATTGTAAAAGATTGTAAATGTAAATACCATACAATTCAGGATTAATATTTCCTGACATAAGGATTTTTACAAAATCTTGATTTTCTGCTAGTTTATGATGTTCAGCTGTTAACTGTTTTATATCCATAATATAAAGTTTTCATATTTTTAAATTTAATCGTTTGGTCCACTATGCATAAAATGTCTATGTCGAACATCACTTGCTACAACACTGGATCTATTGTACTGATAAGAAGTAGCAGCTGTTCCATCGAAACCAGCAAATAATATTTTACCTGCTTCATCTCTCCAGCAAAACATAGTAGCTGAACCAAAACCAAATGCGTGAATATCTACGATTGACAAACCTGATTGAACAAAAAGTTTACGCTTTTTATTAAAGTTATATTCATTATCATTCATATCTTGATCTGGAGAATGAGGACCCCCATCTGCCCATTCAGTATCGTTTGCCCCATCAAATCCTAATGATGAAAAACCATAATAGTTTCTTCCGCCGGCCCACATAACACCATCGTCATCAAATATAATAGGATCCGCCCATTGTTGAGAAGCATCTACTCTACTTACAGAATGACCTGCAGCAAATCTGCAACCTCTAGGACCATCTATAACGTTAAATGAGTTTGCTTGTCCACCAGAAGTATACCAATAAGAAGATTGTTGAACACCAGCACCATCTGATCCGTTAGAATATCTACCGTTTGTTTGCCAAACTAAATCTGAATTTTTTTGTCTTATAATACACCATTGTGATTCATCACCACCTACCCAAAATTCTTCAATATCACCATTCATATAAAAGTCTAATCTTCTAAATGCACCCCATTGTAATGTAGATGTACCTCCTGTTGGTACAGCTCCAGGAACTGAACCAGCTGTTGTATAACCACAGGCCCATAACCAACCTTCGTGATCTAAAACATAAGTTGTTGTAACACCTGCGTCATTACAAACTGTCATAAATTTTTTAACGCCACCATACTGTTTAAAATCTACTGTAACTGGCATTGGGTGATAAACATAGTAAGTACCATCTCTATGTCCAACTCCTAATTCTCCATATTGGTTATAACCCCAAGCCCATAATTTACCTTCTTCATCAAGTGCCCAAAATCTTCCTGAACCAGAACCATTACACCACATATCAATAATAAATTTTCCATCAAATAAATCTTGGCATATTCTTCTAGGTCTTGTTTGATTTGATGTATAAAAACCACTTGCATCAGCTGAGTTGTTTACTCCAGGATTACCTAATCCTAATTGACCTTGGTTATTATGTCCCCATACCCAAACAGAACCATCTTCTCCTAATGCGAAACAAGAAGAAGTACTTGATGTTTGCATTTGATTTGTAATACCAACTTTTACAATTTTTGTTTGGTTAAAAGTATTTGGTATAGTGTTTCCATTCCAATCAGTAGTATCAGATGCTGTAACTCTATTTGTGTAAGCGTAATTTGTTGTATTAGAAATACCTAATTGACCTTGAGTATTAAATCCTGATGAATATACTTCACCATTATTCATTAACCAAAGAGTTGTATCAGACCCGGCTGCAATTTGAATTACTTTAGGACATTTACCATCCGGAGTAGTTAACTTTCCAGTGTTGTCTTGTGTTTGCCAAGAAGATTGATCTGTTGATGTTAACCAATCAACAAAAGTAAAATTTGTATATTGATGTTTTCCCATTTGTTGAGAGCCACCAACACCATCTGCACCTCTACCATTCCTTGATGTAGAATCTGGTCCGCCAATACACATTGAAGTTCCGTCAGTATTAATAACAGTAGTATTATAACCCATATCACCACCACCCCACTGATTTTCTCCCATATTATATTTCCAACCTAATGGAGCACGGTTACAAAACATTATTGATTCGTGTCTATACTTTGCAGTTTTAGGAGATTGATAAATTTTAGTCCAATAATTAGTTTCAGTTACATATGTATTTTTATATCTTGTTGTATTAGTACATAAAAATACTTCACCTTTAACTCGTACCATTTCTCCTGGATAATATTGTTTCAACCAATTCCATAATTTAATTCTGTCAGTTCCTCTAACAAATAAAGACCAATACTTAGGATTTTCTGGTCTATAACTTCTTCTTACAAGTTGAGGAGGATCAAAAGAAAAGTTACCAGAAGATACTTTAGAACTAGATCTAATAACAAATTCAATAGGAGTATCTTTTATACATTTAAAAGATTTACCCATCCACTGAACAACATCATTTTTAAAATATTGTTGTCGAGCTCTCCACTTGCCTTTCCACTTTAATTTTACTTTTGATATATCTATAGTTGACATTTTTTTTATTTAAAATCCTAGTCCTGTAATAAAATCTGCTTTTTCTTGTTGGTTTGCTGCTAATTCTGATTTAACAGTTAAATCATTAGCCGCAATTTTAGAAAATAAAGTTACTAAAGAATATTTAGCTGATATTTTAGCTTCAATATCAACAATTGCAAGTTTAATATATTGTGAATTAGATTTTATAAAATTTAATACTTCTGCATTATCTTCATCAGTTTTATCTAATATTTTTACATCATACTTACTTAAATTAATTCCATCAGTTTTTATAGTTATATCTTCTGGATTAAAAGAAAAGAATGCGTGAGTATTATTTGAATGTAAATATTGTATATTGTAAACAGTTTTTCCTTCTTTTAAAGTAGGGTGAATATAATCATCACCTATTGATATGTTTTTAAGTTGAAATATTTGATTTGCCATAAATTATCCTATTGTTATTTATTATCTTCCTTGACCACCTTGGGTCATAATTCCGCCGTTATCTCCACCGTTATTCCAATCATTACTACCGTGAACATAATTACCACTATATCCCCAACTAAATAATTGACCATTTTCAGTTCCTAAAAAACTTATCATACCAAAATAGTTTGTTGATTGCCATATACCTTGTCCACATATTGATGTAATTCTAGTTCCTGCTGGTACATATGCGTGAAAAGGTAAAAATGTTCCATCTTCTCCAGTGTAGTTACTACCTGCAAAAGGATTTGGTAAACTATTATAACTATCATAACCCTGTGTTAGCATTTTACCATTATCAAATAAATAATAAGCTGTTGCAACATCACTAGTAGTACCTAAAATATGTACTTCTTTTAAATTGTTCATTTTAGCATTTAATAATGCTGGTGTAGTAGTATCACCTGTTGCACCTGTTGCGCCTACGTAATATGTACGTGAAGCTCCTGCAAAATAAGTAGTTCCGTTTTTAAGTCTAGCAAATGTGCTATGATAAGAATTCCAATGTACAGCCCATATATCAACTATGTCACCACCTGGTGTACCAGTTGCCTGTGTAAAAGTATTTACGTTGGAAGTGTTACCAGAAAATCTATTTCCCATACCACCATAACCACAACTCCAAATAAAACCATTACCATCTAAAATATATGCAACACCATTGCTACCGTAACCAGCAACTTGAAACACTCTAATTCCACCATTTGCAGATGGGTTCCAACCTTGCATTAAATTTGGTCTGTATCTATCAGTTGTATCGTTTGTTCCCAACCAACCGCTGTTATTTCTACCCCAAGCATAAATATTATCATCAGAAGTTCTAGCAAAACAAGCAGCTTCAGCATTACCGCTTATAGCTATATCAATAATTTTTCTATTACCAAAATATTCTCTAGGTATTTTTCTAGCAGAAGCCCAGTTTTCTGTTCTACCAAAACCAAGTTGACCATAAAGATTATAACCCCAAGTATATACGTCACCATCTTCAGATAATGCCATACAAGTATGAGCAGTATCTTCTTGTGTTATATTCATAGCAACTTTTATTATTCTTACGTGCTCTAAACCATTTATGTTTGTAGGCTGGTTATAACTAGTAAAGTTACCTGTTCCATTTTGTCCGTGTCCGCCGTATCCTGAATGTTTTACTTCTCCATTATCAAATAAGTATAAAGTGTGTCCATATCCTTGTTCCATTTGAATACATTTAGGAACGTTTCCGTGTCTTGTATATTTTGTTCCTCTGCGTTCCTGAAATCCGCCTCTATTTCTATCTTCTGAATCGTCCCACTCTCTAAATTTAAAACAAATTTCGCTAAAGAAAGATATTACGTTACCATCTCCGTTTGCTGTATCTCCATCAGAACCCCCACCTCTTACCCATACCGTTCCATTTTTATCAATGTATTTAATTAATCTATAAACGTTTGCACCATTACAAGTATGATGTTTATATGGCCAAGCTATAGGACCTTGGTTTGGAAACCACGCAGCTGCGTTATTTTCTGTATCTCCTGAAAAAGATTCCCACTTTGTTTGTCTGCTATTTACGTTACTAGACAATCTTCCTGATGTTGTTGTTGCCGCTGTCATTAATGGCGATCTAGTTTTTTCCATTGTTCCTCGAACAGGAGCGCAATCTATATTATCAACTAAACATCTATATAATTCTGAACCCATAGTTAATAATCTATTAGGACTTGGAGCAGCAAATAATTTATGTGTAGGATAATTTTTTATTGTTACTAAATCATTATGATAGTATTGAATATTAGAACTCCAATCTCCTCTATATCTTAAAGTTGTTTGTACTTCGTCCCAATACAAATAACCTTCCCAAGATTTAGTTACTGAAATTCCTGTTCCGTTATAAGAAGCAGTGTAAGTATTATTAAATGGATATATAATCGTACTTCCAATTGGAACTGTTAATTCTACACGTCTATGTGCAGATTTTCTAAAAAGAGCATCAGTTGCAAATTGTGTTCTATAAAATGTTTCTGTTACTTCAGTATTATTTAAAAAATATTTTACATTACCTGTAGCAAACATACTTACTGCTGACGGTTCTGCTGCTAAACTAAAGCTTAAAGGCATTAGATAATTCGTTTGATCGTGTTGTTCAAAACCGTAAGTTTCACCTTCTAATAATTGTAAAGCAGATCCTATGTTAGCAGTAACACCATCTATTACAAATTTAAAGTTAGGTGTAGTTCCAGTAACTTTTACAGAATGTGTATTTTTAAATTGTCTATAGTTATATGCAAATCTAGGATCGTCATTAATAGTTAAATATTCGTCATTTACTCCAATTTCTTCATTAGTATTTCCTGGCCCTAAATTTTGAGTAGCAGAAAATAAATCGTAATCACCAATACTTGTACGTGTTAATAAATCTTCTTTAGAAATAAATTCTTGGTGCCCCATAGACTTAGTACCTGGAGCATAGTTTGTAGAACTGTTAGGAGTGTAAGCTCTTTTTAAAATCCATATTTTATTTTTGAATAAAACCATATCTCCAACAGTATAAACTGTTGAATTACTCCAATCACCTTGAAGTGATAATTTTATACGTCCTACATCTATAGTTGCCATATTATATTTATCCTAAGTTAGGTGGTTGAAATTGTGTTTCACTAGGGTTACTGTTGTGTCCACTCATTTGTGAACCAGAATAACCAGAACTCATATATCTATTGTCTTTTGTTTTTACTTCTGTACGGAAATATACGTTTGATGTACCGTATCCAAAACCTTGTGCATCTTCTATATTACCTTGCATATCGTTCATCATTCTAGGTATTTGAAATACTTGTGATGTACTTTCTTCTATACCATTAGGATTACTTCTGTCATGCACATAAGTTGATGAGAACCCCATAGATGAACAACCAAAATTATTTCTTCCAGCTACAAATAACCAACCAGAATTAGTTAATACGTATGTTCGGTGATGATCACCAGACGAATGTCCAGATATACACTTAACATCTCTTAATGCATAATTTGTACCTCTAATTCTCCAGTTAGGAGTTACTGCAACTGTTCTATCAGTAGATGTAGTATCACCTAATTGAAAATTATTATTTCTACCATAAGCAGAAATTGTTCCATTTAAAGCTTTAGTAAACATTGAATGGTATTGACCATTTCCTGTAAACCACATATTTACGCAAGTTGGATTGGAAGCTGAACCTACGCCAGAACCAATTTGAGTTAATATATTTAATTGTGTAGTGTTGTTATTTCCCATCCAACCATAAGCATTATAACCACAACCAAATACTCTACCTTTGTCTGTTAAAATTGCTGTTCTACCATATGAACCGTGGTCATCTTTTAAAACTTTTGCAATTTTTCCAACACCAGCATCAGTAAACAGTGGAGATGTAATTTCTACAGGAACGTTTCTTTGAGTTGTACTGTTATCGCCTAATTGTCCGTAACCGTTATAACCCCAAACATATAATCTATTTGCATTATCTAATGCCATACAATGTACATATGCGCCACCAGCAGTCCAAAAAGCTACAATATTATTTCCATTAAAATATGAAGTTTTATTAATTAGTTGAGGTTGACTTCTATTTGTTGTACTGTTATCACCTAACTGTCCGTACAAGTTATAACCCCAAGCCCATAATCCACCTGTATCATCTAAAGCATAACAAGTGTGAGTAGTTGTGTCGTCAGAATATTTATTTGAAATCCAAATTTTTACAATTTTAGTATTTAAAAAAGTATGGTTTGCTGTATTAGCTGCACCAAATACGTTACCGTATGTACCACCTACACGTACAGGATATGCTCTATCTGTTGTTGAAGCATCTCCGTGTTGACCGTGACCACCATAACCCCAATGGTAAACTTCTCCATTGTTGAATAAAGCCATACCACTACTATAACCAGCTTCTAATTGAATACATTTTGGAACTTGTCCATCTGGTGTTGTGTGTATACCCGTACCACCATTATCAGTACTTCTGTACCAATCGTGGAAAGTAAAACACATACTTGTTGCAACTCTTTGTGCACTTATAACTCCATTTTGACCTGTAGATGTAGAACCCCAAGTTTTAATTCCTCCTGAACCATCAATAAAACAAGGCCAATCAACAACGTTTTTTCCATTGTGATGTCCATATTTTCTATACCATCTTTCATTCTGTCCTATAACACCATCTCTATTAGCTAATGCAATACAGTCTCTATGATTACCTGTAAACATAGCATTTTGACCTCTTACATATTTTCCTACTGAAGTGATGTCTAATACTACGTTAGGTGCGCCACCTGCTCCTAAATTGGCATCAGTAATAGTTACTGTACCACCTTCTGCATATCCTAATCCACCCCAACTTACAGATACTAAAGAAATTGCTCCAGTAGTTGGTGCAACTATTATATCAAATAACGCTGGATCTGTTGGAGAGCCTGATGCGGTTCCTTGAACTCCCATATATGTACCAGCAGTTCTTAAAGCATTTGCTGCTGTAGATGTTGTTACAGTTAAAATATCTCCTCTAACAGTAAATGAATTATCATCATAATCATATTCTGATTCTAATAAATTCCATTTGTTATTAATTTTGTTTGTATTTGTATTGTTTTGAGGTAAAGATGTATCTGTTCCTCCTGATGTATGTTCTTCAGTACAAATATAAAATGCTTCAGAATCAACAAATTGACCTGGCATATATGTTTGATTATTATTATTAACTCTAGGAACTACTCTTACAACATCACCAACTCTATATAGTGTTGATGTATTATTATGATTTCCTCTAAAATTAAAAGCATATCTTAATGGTTTCCAATAAAGTACGTTTGTAATTGCAATTGAATTACCATAACTTGCACCACCAGCATTTGAAAAATACCAAAGAGTGCTTGGAGCAGTACTATCTAATGTTATTTCAATTCTTCTTCTTGATGCAGCATTAAAAGTTGTAGTATTTCTATATACAGTTTCAGTTACGTTTACATTATTTAAAAAATAAGATACGTTTGTTGTATAGTAATTTGATGTTTGAGATGTACTTGTTGTAGCAAACTGTAATACGTGATTGGCATTTGATGCATCATCTTGATCAAATATAATTTTTTCTCCTCTTTTTTCATTCAAAATAGGATTTGTTGTACCATTGATAAAAAACGTAGATCCTGATACAGTAACTCTGGCTTTTGTTTCAGGATTTGCAGTAGGCGAATTACCTGTTGTATTTTGAGTACAAACATATTCTGTACCATTAAAATCTACAACATCATCAATTATGTACGCTGTGGCACCACTGTAAGTACCTCTATATCTAAACTGTAAATTTCCTAAAATTGAAGTTGTAATTGCCATTATAATATATATCCTTTTGTATTAGTATTTATATTCATAAACTATAGGGGTAATGTTATAATAAGTCTTCCATTAGCGTTTACACTCATAGACGTGTTTTTGCTTATTAGAGAAGAAGTATCATAATTTTCTATTACAACATTTTGTGCACCACTGTTGTAGTTTGTTATTTTTGCTGATTGAATTTCATTATTAGCTGTAATTGTTAAAGTTTGTAATGATTCAGTAGCATTATCATCAACATATGATTTATTTGTGATATCATTATTTGCACTTGGAACTATACCAATTTGAGTTTGATCGTTAAATGTAATTATTCCAGCACCTTGAGTTTCTATAGATAAATTTAATGAAGCAGAACCACCATCAAAAGTTGATATTGTTCCACCTGTAATTCTAACTAATCCTGCTCTTGCACTGTTAACAACTAAATCGTTACCACCACCTCCAAGTTGTGTATCAATATAAGTTTTAACAGCTTGTTGTGTAGGTAATTTACTATTTGAATTAGCAACTAATGTTCCATCTGAAGAAAATTCTTCAACTACACTTGAAAATCCTGAAATAGGTATTAGAGAAATTTCAGATAATCCTGTTAAATCAAAAGCTTCAGCATTTAAAGTTGCAATACCTGTTGCCTGTTCAATTCTGAATAAACTACCAACTCTAAAATTACCATCTTGGTCTGTGCTTGTATAGAATACTCTACCTAAATTTCTTTCTTCAACTTCTTTAGTTTGATCAGGAGCAATAGCTGGAATTCCTGGATAATTTGTACTAGTAAATCCGCCTGTTCCTATATTTAAAAAATCGTGACCTGTTAATCTAATGTTTGAATATCTTTCTCTAAATGTAACTGTTACGGCGTGATTAGGAGAAACAGATTTTACAATTGAAGGAGATACACTTAATTGAGCTGTTCCACCACCACCACCTACTGAATTGGGTGTATAACTTCCTACAGAAACAACAAAGTAATTTGTAATAGAATCACCAGCAAACTGAAAAGAAGCACCAGGTCTAGGCTCTTGTGATAATCCTGCAATTTTTACAATAGAACCTATAGGTTTAATTTCAGCAAAACCATCACCAGCAACTGTTGTAGCAGCTGATAATTGTTCGAATCCACTTCCTCCTGATGAGAAAGCAACAGTTCTAATAACACCTGAACCTAAAACTACTTGTCCAGTTCCTAAAACAGTTGCATTTGGATCTGTAATTACAACACTTGGAGTTGATACATATCCTGAACCAGAATCTAAAATATATATTCTTACTATAGCTCCACCTTCTACAACAGCTCTAGCTTTTGCAGTATTTGTAGGTCCACCACCATTAATTCTAACTCTAGGTTCTATTTCATATTTTGTTGTTGTATCTAAAGTAGCAACAACTGAAGCACCTGTCCAAGTATCCCAACCCGGATTACCTGCTTCATCAACTATAGTTGCAACTTTTGTACCACCATTATATGTTGAAATTATACCTGTCTGTCCTGCGCCTGTTCCATCTACAAGGTTAATTCTCATACCATTGTAACTACTTGTACTTGCAGTATCAGATGCAGTAAGTGTAATTTGTGTAGTATTTCCTGTTTGAGCAAAACTCGATGCTATTCTATGATTTGCTCCACCTGTAACAACATCAATATATTTTACTCCGTTATTAGCAAATGTTGTACCTGATACAGATGCACCAGAACCTGTTCCTGAAAATGTGTATGAAGCAGTTGTATAATTTTCTCCTGCGTATAAAAATTCTAAACGAGAAACAGCTCCGTTTGCAATTAATGTTCTTCCTACTTGTGCTTCATTATCTCTATTATTAACTGTTGCAGTGTAAGGAGTTTCAGTTGCATCAAATCCTGAAGCTACGCTACCGTAATCTCCATAAGAGTTATTACCATTAGTAGCACGCAGAACTGAACCAGACTGTGCAAGATAACCTATTTTATTGTAATATGTAAATACAGAAACTAATTCAGCTCTAGCATTATTACTTGCCCATATACCAATACCGTCATCTAATATTTGTGTGAAGTCATTAGCAACCATAGTTTTATAACCTGATGCTTGTACACTACCATCTAATCTCATTCCTACACATCTTGTACCAAATGTTGAAACACCTTGAACATATGGAGACTTAGATGTAATTGCTCCAGCAGGATCAAAAGCTACATATTGACCTCCGTCAACTGTAACTGTTCCATAAGCATCAGCAGAATTAAATACTCCTGTCATACCTGTTAATGTACAGTTTCTTAATCCTGTTCCATTATTCATTAAGAACATTTTTGATCTATTATTAGGTGTAGAACCATCTGCAGATATACCTACACCAAAACCTAAATCTTGTGAAGTATTAGGTGATATTCTTGTTGATCTTAATTCTTCTCCTAGTACACACCAGTTAGCTGGAACTCTAATAGGACATAACTCATTATACTGTCCAGTTTTTACGTGAATTGTTCCTGTGCCTCCAAGTGCTAATGCTCTTGTCGCAGCATATCTAATTGTTAAATATGGTCTATCTTCAGATAAACCTCTTGCAGTTGCAGTGTCGTCTGTACCGTGAGGTGCAACCCATAATACGTTTGTTGTTCCTGTTCTATGTGACCATACAGGATCTGTTCCATCACTTTTTAAGAAAGTTCCTGAACCACCTATAGCTAATCTTGTATTAACAGAAGCATTACGTGTTAGTAAATCTCCTCTTGTAGTTAATGCAAAATTTGAATCTCCTTCTGCAAGTAAATCCCAATATAATCCTGTTGTATCATTATCTGGTCTATCAGAACCATTTGAAGCTGTGTGAGAAACTTTTGCTCTATATGATGATGAACCGTATGATACTGAATCTCCTGGTAAATAATCAAGACCTACAGACCAAGTATCTCTCCAGTTTATACCATCTTGGATTTGTTCCCAATAAGCTCCACCACCAAATGTAGGATCTGGTGAATTGCCTGTAGTATTTTGTATTGCAACAAATACGCCACCACCAAATTTAACTACGCTTCCTACTTTATAAAATGTAGCTGGATTAAATATACCTTCTAATTTAAATCCTGTTGTAAATACTTCCCAAGTTGCTGTATTTGCATAAGGTACAACACCAGTATTTGATAAAATTGCTGTATATACATAACCACCGTAAGCTACTATATCTCCTGGTTGATATGATGTTCCTGCATTCCAAGTATCTTCAAATTCTAATCCTGGAACGAATAAAGTAAATTTTGTTAAATTAATTACAGAACCTGATGAAGTATGATCGTCTGTACAAATATATAAAGAAGGTCCATATTTTACAACATCATTTAATTTGTATGCAACACCGTTAGCAAAATTACCTTTCCAATCAAAACCTGTATTGTATATTGTCCATTTGGCTTCATCTTGGTATAAATTAGCTTGAGATGTGTGAGCAGTGTTACAAATATATATGTAAGCACCCCATTTAACAATATCGTCAAGTTTATAAACTGTTGTTGCAGTCCAGTTACCTTTGAACTCGGTACCTGCTGTCATTTTTGCCCATCTTGGTGTAGCAAAATTTAAATCTGTATAAAAACTTGCAGCAGACGTGTGATTAACTTTACAAACAAAAGCGTTACCACCAAATCTTACAACATCATCTTTTATGTATGAATATGCTGTAACCCAATCACCAACAAAGTGAAACTTAATACGACCTAAAATAAAATCTGCCATCTATCTCTCTTTTTGTTTATGGAGCAATCCAGTTTGCTGTTGCACCATTTTGTGTTGCTGAATATAAATAATTTGCATCATATCTTGCAACTAAAAATCCAATGTCGTTAACATAATAAGTTACTTTTTTTTGATCTACTTTTATTTGATCATAATTTCTATGTAGATAATTATAATCTCTTACAGTAGTTCCTTCATCAGTTAATAGTGGAATTGTATTATGTAATGTTTGTTCATCAGTTGCTAATCCTGTTTCAACTTGCTCAACTGAATAAGGAAATCCTTGTCCATTTGATAAATCTATTGTACCACTATCACCAAAAAACTTTACTTTAGTATAATATAAAATCCCAGTATCATCTTTTCTTAGTGTATGTACGGCAGCAGTTCTACTATAACCGCCGATATCAGGTTGTGTTGATACTAGATATGCCATTTAAAATCTTTCTTACTATTTATAAAACCTTTTATGTTATTTCTAAAATACTTAAAAAAACATTACCCCCAGAAACATCACACCATACACGCAATCTATCATTTTGTTGCATGTTTATTGGTTTATCTAATACTAGTGTATTTCCGGAAACCACGTTTAAATCTTTACCCAAATAATAAAAATAAGATACAGCATCAACAGTTATTGTTATACTAGCATTAATATCTAAACTTTCATTAGTATTAGATATATAAACTGCGTGTATAACTGCCTTTGTACCTGCTGGACAAGTATATATAGTTGCCGCTGAACTATTAACTGTTCCTAAAACTGCAGCTTTACTTTTAAATGCACTTGCCATTTTTTATCCTATGATCCAAAAACTATAGAGTATGCTAACGCATCTCCATCCATTGCTAATGCCCCACTTTGATTTGGTATTGTAATTGTTCTATCTTGTGTAGGATTTTCTACAGTTAAAATTGTTTCAAAAGTATCGTCAATACTTCCTTCGAAAACTAAATTAGATCCATTCAATACTATATCATTAGTTGTAATATTACCAGAGTTTGTAGCCGCTTGTAAACTAACTGCACCGGCACCTCCTAATTCTTTTATAGTACCATCAGTTTTTTTTGTAAATAGTTTACCATCCGTTATATTAATTGCCAACTCTCCTACTTCTAGTTGACCTGGTAAAGGAACGGCGTTAAGGGTTTCCGAACGTTTTGGTTTAATTACAGTTGTCATAATTTAATTATTTTTTAAATAAATTTTTTAGTCTATCAATATAATTGTAATTTCTTCTATCTTCTTTTTTACCTACGCTATATCCTATTAAAAAAGATACGGCCATAACTGTAAGTATTGCAATTAAATGCCAAGTTAAAAATGCCATTAGTAGCTTCCTCCGTCTATTGTTGATACAGTAACAACACCTGATGATACTGCAAAATTATCTAAATGAAATGACGCAACTCCAATATTTGAATTTGAAGCCAATTCACCAATAATTCTTAATATGTTTCCATTAATTTGTGTATCTATACCTTCTCCTGCCAAAATTTCAAAATTTTGACCTAAAGATATAGAGCCTTGTGTAGAACTTTCGTCTGATATTGTAATTGTAGGATAAGCTAATTTACTATTTGCAATAGAACCAGCTAACATACTATTTGTTACACCTAACGCTTTAATTCTTAAAGCATCAGCATTTACTTCTATAGAACTATTATCTACATTTACATCTAATTGATTACCAATTTTAGATAATGCTGCTCCAGCAGTAATTTGTCCTGCACCAGAAAATTGAGAAACTGGTAATGCAGTACTACCCATTGTTGGAGCACCTGTATGAGTAAATACGTAACCATTATCAGCACCAATTGTTCCTTCTTCAACGAATACAAAAGAACCGCCAGTTAATTCTGCTGATGTATCAGCTTCTACATCTCTTGTTAAAACCCAAGATGTTGAACTGTCACCAATTACAGTTACTTTATATATACCATTATGTTCTTGTAAAGTTTGATCTTTAATTAAAACTCTGCTATTTAAAGGAACAAGAATATCATCTAAAACAATTCTTCCACTTGAATTAGATGTTAATGTTGCACCTACACCGAATGTTCCATTAGAATATGTTGCAACTAAATTTGCTGTAGAAGCAGCTCTAACAGAATCTTTTACATTTAAACCTGAAGCAACTGAATCAACATATTGTTTTGTTGTTAAAGAATCATCAGTAAATCCTGCTCTGTCTTTATATCCTGCTGGAACTACAACTGTGCCTGTTCCGTGAGGAGTTAAAGTAATATCTTTATTTGAAGCAGTTGTTGAAATTGTTTGACCATTAATTGTAATGTCATCTACTACTAAAGAAGTTAATCCTGCAATATCAGTTGTTGTTGCACCTAAAGTTAATGTTGAACTACCTAATATGATTGTAGAGTTTGCTAATTTTACGTTTGTAACACCAGCATCAGTTAATTGAGTTGTACCAATTGAACTATTAGTTACATTAATTGTAATTGTATTTGTCGCATCATCAAAAGATGAATCTAATGCTGTACCGCCGGCAATTGTTAATGTTTGATTTGTTTCAAAAGATCCTGAACCAGAATCAGTGGATATTTCAAGTGTAGTATCAACTGTTTGAAAAGCTAAATTACCTGAACCGTCAGTTTTTAAATATTGACCAGCAGTTCCATCTGTTGAAGGTAAAGTAAAAGATCTATTAGCTGCAAGTGCGGTTGGAGCTTTTAATTCTACATAATTTGTTCCGTTAGTAGTAAGTTCTCTAAATCTAATACTACCAGTTACAGAAGAACTATTACCTACATTTATATTGTTTGCTATACCAAAAGATAAATTACCTGCACCATCTGTCTTTAAATATTCTTCATTAGCTCCATCTACTGCAGGTAATGTCCAAATTTGATTACCAGCAAGAGCAACAGGAGCTTGAAATCCTACATAATTAGTTCCATTATTTGTCGCTTCATTTAATTTTAATACCCCGCCTGAAGAAGTATTATTTCCTATAACAAATTCATCTGCAACGCCAAAAGATAATTGGCCATTACCATCAGTTTTTAAATACTGTCCAGAACTACCATCTAATAAAGGTAGTGTATAAACTTTAGTTACTGCAACATTATTAGGAGCTTTTAATCCTATATAATTAGCACCATTATCAGTAGCTTCTTTTAATTGTAATTCACCACCTAAAGATGTTGAGTTACCAATAATTAAAGAATCAATAGCTTTATTAGAATCTACAATTATACTTGAACCAGCAGTTAATGTACCTGGTGCATGATCTAATAATGCTGTAAAAAATTCTCCACCTATTACTGCAATACGTTGGGCATCACCATTTCCATCAACACCATCTACCCCTAAAAATAATTGTTTTGGAAAACTACCGGGCGTAGTACCATAAGCATAAGCAATTTCCCCTAATTTAAGTGTAGCGGGTTTTCCTGCAGCTGATGAACGTTTTATCCTTAAAATTGTTGCCATTAATTAGTACTCTCCTCCGTTCATAGTAAGATTTCCTGTAGTAGTAATTATTTCGTTACGTGTAACAAATTTTTGATCGCTTGCTCTATATTGTAACATTGCGCCATCATTTAAACCTTCCGTTACAGTATCTACATCTGCTAATAATTTTAATTGTAATTGGCCATTAACAACTGCTGAACCCGCAGGTATAGTAATTGATACTCTTTGAGGACCCGTTGAAGTCGGTGAGTTAATCTGTGCGCTAGTTGTATTATTAGAATTAATAGTAGCAGTTATGTTAGCCATTCAGTACCTTTTTCTCTATATTTATATTAATTTTAACTTATAATATACAATAATTAAGCGGTAGTAACTTCTGGTCTAACAGTTATTATACCTTCTAAAGCTCTTGTAACTACACCGTTACCTGAGACTATTTCCAAGTCGTAAACATATCTTTCTGCGTCTAAAGCAGCAGTTTGAGCATCTGTAAGAGACAATGTAATTACGCCAGAAGTGGCGTCATTGGCAATAGTACAAGTAATATTTGTTCTTGTTCTTGTAGATGAATAACCTTTGGCTAACTTTGCTCTAGCTGTGTAACCTGTCAAGTTAAAAACATTTCCATCAAATCCTTTAATCGTAACATCTGAAGAAAATGTTGCTCCTTGATCTATTGATAGGTTTGCTACAGCTGCCATTTAATATTAACTTTCTATTTTTAATTCTTCTGTTATCTTATTATTATAATATTCAGTCAATACGTCTATTTTTTCAAGTTCTACAATTAATCTTGTTTTATTGTTTTGTATCTCTTGTCTTGCTATGATGTAATTTTTTAATTTATCACTAAATTTAGTTTCATCATAATCTTTACCATTAATTTTAATTGTCATAATTCACTCCTTAATTTATATATTTATAATCCCATTTATGATACTTATTTAAACTATTTAAGAAAATATCAGGAAATAGTTGCCATACAGTTTGTTTTGTTCCTTTATAAAGAACGTCTTTTATGTTCTTTAATATACCTTTTTTAGATAATGCAGGGGCATATACATTATGTACACCTTTCATACTAGCTACATCTTTGTTACTTGTAGTAATATATACATTACCTTTTTTATTAACCCACTCTAAACATATAGGTATAAAAAATTGAGAGGTTATATTTTGATGTTGTAAAATAGTTTTGTTTAAAGTTCTTATATTATGTAAATGTGTTTCTTCACTAAGTACACACGTTCTTGCACATATTCTATAACTACTTGTACCCATTACATCATCAAAACTATGAACAGCAGTACTACCAACAGGGTTGTTATTGTAATACAATATCCACAATTTAAATTCTTTTTCATTTTTTAATGAATCATATAACTTCTCTTTAGAACTGTTATTATAAAATTTTTTTTCGTTACATTTGTTATAAAAAAAATTTAAATTTAAATGTTCGTTAAATTCTTTAATTTCATACATAGTACTTTTCCCACTCTGGCCACATTTCTAAAAAATTTGTATTTCTTAACTTGTCTCGTTTTTTCAATCTACTAATTAAGATTTTAGTATCGTCCATATTATGATCTCTATTTTCTAATATTTTTATATATGGTCTCATTTTTATAGCAACATCAGATTCTAATGTATAGTATCTATTTAAATATTTTTCTCTAATATCATAAGGTAAAGAAGATATATTCATACCGTGATATGAGTCAGTTTTAAAATCTTCCCATTTCAATACGTAAGAGGACATAACAGGTTGTCTAAATTTTTTATTAACTAACGGTGGATATCTAAAAAAATCATCTACATAACCTATGTTTAGAGAATTGATCGTAGATACAAAAGAAACACTAACGTTAGAAAAAGTATTTGCTAGTTTATTTGCGTTATCTAAAATTTCATTAAAGTCACTAGGATATCTTATATAATTATTTCTTACTCCCCAAGCTTCTATTGAAATATTAAAAGTAACATATTTAAAATGAGGTATATAATCAAAAATATCTTTACCTTTCATTTTAGGAATATTTGTACCATTAGTAATAATTCTTAAATTTTGTTTGTAAGATGTTTTTAAATCTACAGCTTTTTGTAACAATTCATAATTGTAAGGTATCATTAATGGTTCACCACCAGTAAATTTTATTTCATCTAACCTTTCTAATATATAACCTTGTATTTCATCATTAACTTTTTTATTAGTTGGAGGTTTTATTAAAGGTTTAGTTACATTAAATACGCTAATATCTTCTCCCAATTCTAAAGCCTCACTTGCAAAAGAAGAACTTTTATAAGGGTGACACATTAAACATTTTAAGTTGCAAAAATTACCTCCTCCAGCCAAGTGCTCCATTGTATGAAAAAACTCTGGCTTAATATCTATTTTAGGATCTTCTTTTACTTGTTTAGCTATTTTTACTGCACTATCAAAACCAGTTTTATTATCAACATAGTGTTCCATTGAATATTGCCTAGAACTTTTTATACCACTTTTCTCTTGTACAATACACATTTGACAATGTTCGTTTAATATTTTTTTATCTTTGGTAACAAAAGCTTTTCTTAATTCTTTTGCCTTACTACAATTCATTGCCTCAATAGGAGTATGTGTATCAGTTTTAACATCATAAAAATCTGCACCAGAACAGCACGCTTTATATTCACCAGTTGTTTCAGTGTAAATATTACCATAGGGTTCGGGACAAAACCATTCAATACCTGTTTCATCAACAAAATCTTTTTCTATATTTTCAAATGAGCTAAATTGTTTTTTATCAGTCATTAAATTTTGTGTATTCTTTCCATTCAGTAGGTTTATTTATGGCGTGAGTAAAATGAACCAATTTTATATCATTGTGAAATTCGCCACCTAAGTATATGTATTGATTGCCTGTTAATGTTTTATATTTTGTTGTTAACTTTGTTTGCCATTGTTTATTATCTTCAGAACTTACAATAATATCATTCGATACCCAACGTGTAACCCAAGAATTTGGTATAGTTTTTAAAGTTAATTTTTCTTTAACACTATCTTCAACAAAATATTGTTCGCCGTTTACAGGACCAGTGGTAACACCCTTTTTAATATAATAATTTTGCCAGTAATCAATATTTGACATAAACTTATCATAGATATATTTACAATCTTTCGGATAGTATTTAAAAAATCCACCATTAATTTTATATCCTTCTTTTTTAGTATCTCTCCACCAACCAGGGATTGCTAAAAATTCTCCACGATTAATAGGATACTCAAATAGTTTTTTATATTCATTAATTAATAATATATCAATATCTATAACACAGATAGGTTCATCAATATCTAAAGCCATACCATACATTTTATTCCACTGTAATAGTACTCTACTATCATATGCTTCTCTTAACCATATAAATTCGTATTCTGGTAATTTTTTTTCTAAATAGGTTTCGTACTCGGGTCCGTACTTATTACCTATTCTTATTGCTAATATCTTCATATCTTTTAATTAAAGAACTTTCAAAGTCTTTTAATCTTTCTTTTTGCCAAGGAGTTATTGCTAATTCTTTAGATTTTATAATAAAATCTTCAAGTGTAAAATCATTCGTAGATATTAAACTGTCAAAATTAAATAATGAACCTAAAAAGTAAGTCGTCTTAGTGTTGTGTTTCATTAACATATATAAATTGAAAAAAGAAAAATATCGTTGAAATATATCTATCCAAAACGTTTCGGTTTCATATGTAAATATGTTACTTACATTAAATAGACAGATATTATCTTTTTCTAATTTATTAGTAATTTTTTTATGAAAAGTTTCCGATATTAAGTTACCAGTTAAAAAATCTTTATTTAATTTACAAATATGATTAAAATATTCAATCCAATCTGAATTACCATTACATAATTCTATCATTTCTATAAAACTTTTTTCAGATAGTACTTCATTATGACCTGCTTTAAATTCAAAAGTTTTTGTGTTTTTTAATAAACTTAAATAGTTCTTGCCATCCCAAACGTGTAACATATTTTTATATACATCTATAGCCACAGGACTATAATCATATATAATTAAATTTTTTAATGTACTTTCTATATTTGTTTTCTTAACTAATTTAAATGGGTGAAAGGCAGAAGCAATACTTAATACTGTATCTATATTTTTATCCCTTAGATCAATATTCTTAATAGTTTCAGTTTCAGTTGAAAAAAAACCAACTGTATATTTTGTATTACTTAAATTAATAAACTTCATTAAAGACTTCATAGTATCACTATGATATGTAAAGAATTTTAAATCTCTTTCGTGTTTAAATGGACTTACATTATAACCACTTTCTAATAGAGAAGATATCAAATAACCTCCGGGTAATGTCTTATCATATTTCTTTTTATCTTTTCCTACTTTAATCCATTTTGGTGTATAGTTATCGTGGAAATTATCAATTGATCTATCTACATTAATAAGATTGTTTTCTGTTGAAAAATACTGAGGAGATCCTGACAGTTTCCAAGACTTTAAGTTTATAAAAAAACATTGTTCGTGTAAAAAATAATAAGACTCTTTATAATCTAAAACGTGTCCCATTAAAGCTATGTTATTATTAATCATTTCTTTTAAATTTTCAAAAAAGAAACTACTGTTAATAAAAGTTCCCGTTTTTATAATAACTAATAATTCATAGTTTTGTTTATATGAAGTTTCTATTATATCATCTATTTCTGTTTCTTTAAAAAATCCTAATATATCGCATCTACGTTTTTGTAAATTAAATAAAGTATTTTCAGTGTAAGTCTCTACAAGGTATCTTACTAAGTCGTGTTTTATTATTTCTCTATCATCAATAACAGCAATAGCAATAGTATTGGGTTTTATTTTTGGATTACCTTTTAAGGATTGATTTTCACTTGTAAATAGGTTCATAATTTTTTTCAAAACTTTCTACAAATAACTTACAAAAATCATCATTATAATTAGCGTGAGCTATAATATGAAATCTATTTTTATCTGATTTATTAAATGCGTAATGCATTTCATCATTATTAAAAAGATATATTTCAAATGGTTTAAACGGAACAGGACCATTATCTAAATGAGTTAATTCACAATTGTCGGGTTGAGTAATACACATATTCAATGCACTAAAAATAGAATCTACTTTTCTAGGATTGTAAGGTACTTTACTAGGCGCATCACAATGTTCTTCTATAAAACCAGATGGTTCTAATAACATATATCTTAATCTTCTATAACCATTTGCGGGAAATTCTTTTTTAAAAAATTCAGTTGTTTTTGGAGCATAATCGCAAACATCAGTCCAATTCCATTTTATAGATTCATCAGAATCGTTTTCATAACCATATTGTTTACCACTCATTGTTTTCCAAAAATCTCCATTGACAGAATGTAGTGCAGCGGATAACCAACCTTTATGATTCCAACCTCTATGTTTTACAAAAAATTTTTGATTGTAAACAGCCAATACTTCTTCTAAAGATTCTTTAGGTAAAGTAATATTTAATTTAAGATAGTATAGTTTATGATTTTCTATAATATCTCTTGCTATTTTATAGTAATCTTTCATTTGTAAAATCCATTATATAAGACTATTGTATTTTCTTTGTTCTCTTTCCAACTAGAAATTTTGTCTGTTATAAAATATTTATATGGCAATTTCTCGTTGTATATGAATCTATCTGTTGCTTTATAATCTTTTATAAACTTATCTTTGTTTGATAAAAAATAATTACATATATCTGTACTATTTGACCAACGCATTATAGAAGTGTTTATAAAGGTGTTATTAAATAATTTAAATTTAAAATCAAAAGAAGTTTTACTTGATGTTTTTTTCCAAGGCTGAGAATCAATAACTGTAAAGTCTTTAAAATCACTTGCTAAAAAATTTATGTTATCGCTAATTTTAACATCTAAATCAAAATATAAAGAAGGTCCAGTAAATTCTAATAAAGCAATTTTATGCCACACACCTTCTAAATAATTATATTTAACAGGTATATCATAATCAGTTTCGGGTTTATCTGTATAACATTTAAAATCATAATCAATAGTTAAATATTTTTCTAATGACGATTTTAAATCTTCTACAAATTTTCTATTGTACTTAACTCCCCATTTAAGACAATAAACAGTTATTTTGTTCATTGTAATTTTTATATGTTTTCAAATTCTTTTACTAATTGTAAGGGATTTGTTGCTGTTCTTATCTTTGATTTTTTATCAGTATCATTACAATTTTTAAGTTTAGCTGATTCAAACATTTTTAATTTTAGTTTAAATAGAAGTTCATCATCTTTGTCATCATAATTAAATAAAAATTTATCAAATCTATCTAAAAATTTTTCATCACTATTTTCTGATTGATATTTTAAACTATCAGTTACGTTAGTTATATAGTTAGTCAATTGTTGACGATATACTTTTTGTTTATTTTTAGTATTCTTTTCTATCTGTTCCAAATCTACTTCAGTTAATAAGTCTTTAAAATCTGAATTTTGAAAATCTACTGGTACAAAATAATTTACCGTACTATTATTTTCATTATATAAAACTTCAATCGTAGTTTTATTTTTATCGTAAAAACAAACCTCTTTTATTTTATTACTAAAAACAGCCATATCAACTCCTTCATTATATTATTATGTTTTATCTATCGTTAAATTATACACATTTGCAATTTCAACAGCAACATCGGCAGGAAATTCTTGAGCTCTATAATCATCACCAATTTGTACTGTTTGATAATTACCTGTGTTTGTTACTCCTACAATTGAATTTAACATACTTGTTCCTCTTTGATTTCCTGTTCCATTTATATTATATCTTATTCTATAATTATCAGGAGAGTTTACAGTTAAATATCTAAGCCAAGTAGTTAAATTGTTTGAAAAAGTTGTTTTATCATACACCTGTATATTACCTGTTGGAGTTATAAAAACAGGTACTACGGTATAATCAGGATCACTTCCTGTGTTTCTTTTATGTAAATAATAATTGTTAATTGTAATTGGTTGATCTTGTGCTTCTGGTATACCACCAGCAGTAAATAAAGTTAAATCAGCTCTAGTATCTGTAAATACTGCAGTTGCTGGAGGATCTACTAATACTATTTGACCTCTCATTGACCCGTGTAATTCACAATTATAATAATATGTTCCTGGCGCATAACCTGTAGTATTCCAAGTAATAGTTCCTACAGCAGAACCATTATTTGTTGTTCCTGTTGTTAAACCATTTGCAGATCCTGTTGATGCTTCAGCTTTTATCCAAAAAGGGTGACCTGATGCGTTTAGAACAAATACTAATGTATCTCCTACAGTAGCGTTTACAGTAGGATTTGATCCTGATATATCTCCTGAAAAAGTATATGCACCACTACCAGCATTCGTTACGCTATAATTTCTTGTTATACCAACAACTGGCTGAATAACAGCAGTATGATTAGCTAAAACAGTTGAAGTGGAAATTGAATACGTATTTCCTGTTAATGTAGATGCAGTTGAAGCAGAAGTTATTACATCTATTGCAGGGTGAAAAAAAGTATCTTTCATATCTTGTAAACTCATTGCTTGTATATTACCACCTGCTGTTAAATAAGCAGGCCAATCTGTAAGCGTACTTGCAGGTAAAGATAGTGACGATACTGTTTGTAAAATTTTTTGATATGATACTGTTACTAACTGAGGTTCTTGTGTTGTAGCTTCAGTTGGAAATGCCGTATTTGTTTGTGATGTTGCTCCAGCGCTCCAACGAGTGTCGTTTATGGCTGTTATATTTGAACCACTATTAGCTGTAACTGAAAGAGTAACTGTAGGATTTATAGACCATCTATAAGCAATATGATTTATAATTTGATTAATTTCACCACTAGATAAATTAGTTAAATCTCCTGTAATTGTGTTATAAAATAAAGGTGTTCTAATAGCCATTATATATACCTAGGTTATACTCCAGGTGTTACTAAAGTTTTTAAAACTGTTGTTCCGTCTGAAGCTATAATATTCAAAGTAACTTGAGTACTAAATTTATTAATTGTTACTGCTGAATTTTGAATTTTAGGATTAGTAACTGAGTCTGAAGCCAAATCATCAGCCAATATTGTTGTATCCGTAATATTTTTATTTGTAATTCGTTGTGTCATAATATTATTTATGTTAGTATTAATTCTCTTATTTGAATGGCATTTCCAGTATCAGGAGCAGAAGTAAATATACAGTTATTACCTACAACGCTATAATCCGTTGTTGGTCTTTGAACTATTCCATTTTCCGTTACTATTATTGTGGCTGTAGATTGACCTACAGTTACACCAAAAGATGTTTGAGTACCATCTCCTGTATAAGATCTAACGTTAAAAGTAACCCCTGCTATTGCACCTATATCTGCTCTAATTTCATTACCAGTTCTATATTTTAAAGTGTTACCATCAGCAACTAAAAATTTATCAGTATCAACTGTTGCAAAAGTTAATCCTGTTAATATATCAGTTAAGTCTGCTGAAATAGTTAAAGTGTCTGTAGATACAACTGCAGTAATTCCTGTAGAGCCTGTTACGTTAATAACATCATTTGAACTTACTGTTGTTTGATTTAAAGCACTATCTCTAAGAATAAAATCTTTTGGGTTATTATAAGTTTCGTTAATAGCAGCAACAATACTTGTCTTATTTGAAGTAGATAGACCAGATAAATCTCCTACGTCTGTACCCAAAGAGTTAAACGTTGTTCTAAACGTGTTAACTGTGTCTGTTGTTGCAACTGTTCTTATAGGCATTATTTTTTAATAACCTCTTTTAATAAATTTTTAATTTCAAACAATTCTTGTTTTAAAGTATTTATTTCTTTTATAGCACTTCTTATTTGATCGCTTTGTTGTTCTCTCATCTTCATTCTTTTCATATAAATTGTGTATTCATTTTTAGATGTATTAACAATAGCATTTGTTTTAACATCTCTTTCTAAATTTTCAAAACCTTCTACTTTTAATTTCATATTACAACGCTAATGCTATACCTCTTAAATCTCTAATAATAGGAGGATAAGAAGAATTAGTTCCTTTTAATACTACTTTAATTTGAAACGCTGTAAATTCACCTAATCCAGTAATACTATATTTGTATTCTTTAAATGAACTATCATTTTCAGCAGGAGATACAGTATCATCTTCACTACCGTCAATATTAAAAGCATTCCAAGTTAAATCGTTAATATTTCTAACTTCATCAGCACCAGTTACTCTATAAAATACTTTTACTGAAGATGAAGTTCTTACATTTTGAGTTAGTCTTACATCTAATGCAGTTGACGCATTTTCTAACAATATAGGTCTAGTTACATATACTGCAGCTGATGATGTTCCTGATGAGTTAAAATCAGAAACAAAATTTGGCGTATTTGAAACTGTTGGATTATTTAATCTATTTTGTACCGCAACCATACTCATTCTTGAGGTATCTAAAACAGGAGAAATTTTTGTATTTTCAGTAGTTAAAGTTAAAATATTAAATAATGATTTACTACCTGACATTTCATTAGTTTCATTAATTGAACTTGCAACTAATCTAGGAGAAGTAAAATTAATGTTATCTGAAGGAGTTACATTGATTGCTTGACTTGATGATTCTAATAAGAATGATGTTTCTGTGCCGTGTATTGAACTTCCACTTGTTGTTCTTAAAGAGTATCCTAATCTAGTTCCTGGAACTGTCATAGTTGAAATATTTAAACAAGCAACATCAAATAATCTATTTTGTGTTGTTACAACAGAACTTCCTCCAACGTCACCAGTAGATGTTGCAGTACCAGCAGTAGTAATACTAAATGTATCTAAAGTAACATTTGAAATAGAAGTGTAAGTTCCATTTATTTGTGTATGAGTTATACCATTATATGTTCCAGCAGGTACACCTGAAATTGTAACATTATTAGTTAAACTATGCATTCCGTGATTTCTACAAGTAACTGTAATAACACCAGAACCAGACGTTGTTCTTAGAGGGTTAAGATTTAATGTTCTTGTAGGTACAGTATCGTTCACTAAAGTAACGCTACCACTTACGTTTTCAAATTCTGCTCTATTAATTTTAAATTTTATATCTTCCATTTGTTCAGCTGTCCAAGTTGAACCATTTTGAGATTTAAATAATACTCCAGCATAAGGATTTTCAGATATTGTTCTATTTGAACCAATTTGAGTATCACCTAATCTTGCAACAAAAGCATTATAGTTATTACAATCAGATAATACTACAAAACAATATTCAGTTTTTTCTTGTAGATAAACAGGAGATGGGAAAGTAAACTTAGTTGCAATACTTGCATCTTCACTGATATTAACTGAAGAAGGATTTAATGTTATTTCACCAAAAGGTATTACAGTCCTAGAAGGATAACCATTTACTACTTCTCTAATTTGTACTGTAATAGGAATATTTGTATCTTTAGATTGTAAATACAAATCTAATGAAGTAATGAATACTCCACCTGTATTATCTATTAAAAATGTTTGTGCAAGAGGATCATTCCAACCTATAATATCAGAAGTTTCTCTTGTTGATGTTCTTGTAATATTTCTAGTATCATTAACGTCAATTCTTACTAAACGTGGCTCTCTTGTTGATACAATTGTATTCTGTACAGTTTCTAAAGAACCTTTAGCTATATAATCTGCTTCAGCAGAAGTTTCAACATCTGTTGTTGAATTTGTAATTGAACTAGTTAATCTGAATACTCTTTGACCAGTTCTCCATCTTGGATTATTATTATTAGTAGAATCAGGAATACTAAAAGTACCTGATACAGAACCATTTACGTTTGTTATTAAATCTCCTCCAAGAGCTCCTCCTGTAGGAGTTATATAAGAAGCAATACTTATATTATCAAAATATGGATAAACTTTTGTATTTGGTTTCATTCTTGTAGCTGTAAAATTTATTATTCTACTTCTTATAAAAGGTATAAATGCTATATTTAATACTCTATCACCCAAAGCAGTTCTTACAACTTGAGGTACTAAAGATGTTCTAATACCTGTTCTTGTTTGAGAAACTTGTTGTGATGTTTCAATTGTTCTATCTCTTACAAGAGCTCTTCCAGCCCATCTTGTACTTTCGCTACTAATTCTATCTGCTGAAGATCCTTGCCAAAAATCTTGCCACTCATTCCATACAGTATCAATTTCTACGCTATCTAAATTAGGATTACCTAGTGCTTCAACCATTGTATCAAAAGCACCTCTTTCATTAACTAATAAATCAGGAACTCTATTTGTTTCTTTCCATTCATCGCCTGGAGGATCAAGTGCAACTGAACCTGCCCAAGTAAATATATTAAAAGGATTAACATTTAGATATTTACTAGCATAAGGTTGTTCTATTAAATTTACTTCTGTGTAAGGTAAAGTAATTAAATCTCCAGTTTTTTGATAATTAGAAGCTAGTCTATCAGCTGTTAAAATTGTAGTGTTTCCTGAACTTGTTGCTTCAATCAATTTTACAGATTCAGAATTAAACATTGGTCTAAGGAATCCACCAGCCATATCCATAGAAACTTTATAATCAAAATTACCTACATCGCCAATACCGTGACCCGTAAAATTGTCTACAATAAATCCGTTTTTAAATCTGTCAAAACCTTCTGCATCTTGTATTTGTAAAGATTGTGCTTGTGTTTCTAGTAAAGATAATTGAGTATAATATTCTACATTTGATATTCTTTTTTCTAAACGACCAATATCTCTCATTGTATATCTTCGATTATCAATTTTTTCAATATCTATATCTGAAGTTTTTAATGATAATGTATAACTATTTAAAGCTAATGTAAATAAATGCATAGCATTATCTAAATTTTTAGGAAGTTGAGGAGTTAAAGAACTTGCTCCTTTAACAACTTTAAAATTACCATCTTTATCTAAAAATATTTTATCAAATCGTTTTAAATAATATTCTAAATCTGTAGTAATATCAGAATTGAATTGAACAGGATCTACGGTAGATGCTCCCAATCCGTTGTATTGTCTTAATTGACCAGAACCAACAACAATAGATGCATCATCAACTCTAGGTCTAAAATCTAAACAATCACGTAACTGATATGTTAATCCTGAAGTATCTGAAGTATAAGAAGGGATATCCTTATAGTCAATAACACTTGTATAAGAATCAACAGAAAAATAATCTCCAGAACCGTGAGAAAAATAATCAAAGTCTATTAATAATCTACCGGTAGGATTAAGAGAACCTGGTTTTAATTTAAGTCTACCTATATCATAAAAATTATCTCTTTGTCCAGTATCTAAATCGAATCTTGATTTAATATCAGTATCAGAAGATGTAGCATTTGTAGAAAAATTTGCTGACATATAAACTGCATTAATTCTGTATACATCTGCTTTACTTAAACCTATTAAACCAGATTGTATTGTTGTTTGAGTTGAAATAGATAAACTAGAATTTAATACAAGCGTTTTTGTTTTTTCATTAGCAACAGTACGTGATATTGTGGCAACTATTTTTATTTTATGTCCTGCAAAATTTGCACCAAAATCTAATGATAAAGTTTTTCCAGTAGGAGTACCTGTTAAAGTAAATATTGGATCGCCTTCGTGATTATTTCCTGATAAACTAAAAATATCTCCTATATTTCCAGAAGGACCAGCGCCTAAATTTATAATAGAAACAGTGAAATCTCTTTCAGATAATCCTGTAAATGTCTCATTTGTTCCTGCAGTTATTTGAGCATCACCATTTGCAGATAATAATGCTATAAAATTTCTTCTTACGTAAAAATTTGTATCTGTAATATTATTATTAGATGATGTTTTTAAAGTTTTGATAGTTTCGTATGGTAACTTAAATATTGAAATGTTTTTATTAGATCCATTTAGTTTCGATCTTCTTCTTACACCAACTGTTTTTGTTGATACATCAGATGCACCTACTGCAGTTGAAAATGTTAAACTAGTATTAGATGTTACAGACTCAACAATTTTAGTTATAATAGTTCCATTGTCAGCTGTAAAATGTATTGTATCTCCTAGTCTTAATTCTGTTAAAAATAATGTTCCATAACCAGTAACTACTGTTCCATTGTTTGCAATTGAAAACGTTCCAAATAGTTGGTAATTATCTCCAAAAGCTGCACTAGTTTCTGTATCAGCAGTATAGTTTATTCCTGCTCCACCTGTCATACCAATTTGTTTTACAGAAGAAAAATCAAAGTTTTGTACACCGTGAAATCCTAAAACGTTATTTTGTATTGTTGATGTTACTAGTGATGTTGACCCTGTAATACTTTCTCCATTAGTAAATATTCCTAAAACGTTAGCTAATACAACAACACCGTGATTTGCAGTTCCTCCAGAACTAAATGATGTAACATTTACAGGACTAGTTCCATTAGATGCATATAATTCAAAAGTATTTTCTGTTGGATTTTTTACTGTATAAACAGCAGCAGTAAGAACTGAAACTGAATTAATTGACCAAGTACCTCCTGAAATCTCAACTTGCATACCTTCTTTAAATGTATGAGCTGTAGAAGTAACAATAGAAGGATTTGCAATAGACATATTGCTAATTACAGCCGATTTGTATGATGAAATAGTTTGAACGTAACCTGTAGCTCCAGATGTACTTCCTGTAATTTTTTCTCCGTTAGTAAATGCGACTGCTTTAGATACGTTAAGATGTGTAAACATTTCTATATCAAAAAGATAATGTTTATAAACGTTACTTGTTAAAGATGATGTTGCAAATAAATTAGAACTTGCAATACCATTATTTAATTCAAAACCTCTAGACTTTGCTCTACCTATTTGAGGTACAGCCACACCAGATGTAGATTTTAATGAACCTCTTACATCAGCTCCTGTAGCACTTAAATATGATAATCTATTATTAGTTGTACTGGTGTCGTATAAATTTACATTTTTAAATGTTTCAGTTTCTCCAGGATTGTATGTAATATCTGGAGTATTATAAACATTAGAAACATTTACATAACTTTCTAAATCAAATCTAGTTTTAAAATTATTAGATGTACTAAAATCTCTTGCCTTATCAACATCTAAAAACGTTGTACCTATTGTTTCAATTTCATAACCTTTAACATAAGCTTTACCAGGACCAATTGCAGCTACTAATTTTGTTTCTACCCCACCATTACCAGATGCGTAAATACCTCTATTAGTTCCTGATAGTAAATGTTCTCTTAAATCTATATCAAAATCTTTTACACTGTAGTCTCCTGATTCGTCATACGTTCTTCTTGCAAACGTATCTTCTAAAACAGAATATTCAGTTGTTCTAATTTGATTTTGTAGTATTCCATTTTCTAATCTTAATAATTCTATAAAGTTTGAATCATCAACAGAATTTAAAGCTCTTTTTGATAGTGTTAATGATATTTTAAATCTGTGTGCACCTGGAGCATTAAAATTAGATGTACCTGCTGCATTATCAACTAGTGTACCATCTTCGTTAGCAGTTATAAATGATTCTACTATATCAACACCAATACGATAACTTGGAGTATCTGTATATTTGTCTAATATTATTGTTTGATCTAAAATTGTAACGTAATATCCATTAATATAATAAACACCTTTTGCAATTGATGCAGATGAACCTGTTGCAGTTGTATTAACTGTTACTGTCTGAGCAGCTGAACTTACGGTACAATTACAAATTTCACCATTCGTAAATACAAAACTAGTATTATTAGTTCCAGTTTTAATATATTTAACGTAAAGAGTATCAGGATCAGTACCAGTACTTGCTACAGCATTAACAACTTCTGCTTGAACTCCTGAAGTTACACCTGTTAAAATTACACCGATATATGAATTTATATTACTTAAAGATTTAGCACTTAATTTAATAGCATAGTAATTTAAATCAAATGCTACTTGACCAGGTATGACCATTGCGCCTTTTTTAAAGACGTGATCAGAAAATTTTTCAATCTGATTTTGTAATATTGTTTGTGACTGTGTTAATTCTCTCGCTTGTACTGCAAATGAAGGTCTAAACAGTACTCTATGAAAATTTTTATTTTCATTAAAATCATCATAGTATGGAGAAAGATTAAAGTCAGTTGGACTTGGCATATCTTCCTTTAAAATTCAATAATTAGTTTAATATTTTCAGTTTGGTCCGCTGCTCTTGTAATTGGTGCTCTGTTTTCAATGTAAATAACATCACCTTTATCAACATCTAATTCTGAAGCAGCATAACCATTAGAAAACGTTATACTATCAGCTGTTTCACTAGCAGAAGCACTTGGAGTAGCTGTTGCTCCAGATGTTGCGCCAGTAATAATGTTTGCTCCACTAAATGCAACTAAATTTCCACTAGCATTAATACCACCATCTACAAATCTTGTTTGAACATAATGTAAAATTCTATTAACAGAGTCCCATTCTACGACTCTACCTACAGCACCTGTAGTTACTTGACTAATTTTTTCATCTACTTGAAAAGTTCCTGGTGTAGGTGAAGCAGCAATTCTAATTGCTTTCGTTGTTCTTAACGTAGATGCTGTTGCAACACTTCCTAATGATTCTGGGTCTTTTAATAATACTATTTTTCTAAAATCGTTTTCAGTTGTAAAATCTCCAGTGTTTGCTGATTCTGTTCCTTCTAAATTAATATTCAACATAACAAAAAATCCACCAAGTTCTTTTACTGCGTTAAAACCGTGTCCACCTTTAGGTTCAATAATACAATCTAATTCTGCTCCTGTTAAGAATCCAGAACTTGCAGTATTAATATCAGCGTTTCTTACTGAAGCAAAAGTATAACCAGTACCTGCACTTGTAACTGTTACACTTGTAACAGCTGTTCCTGAAATTACTACTGTACAAAATCCACCTGAACCATCTCCTCTTAAAGGAATACCTGCATAAGTGCCGTTTGTTCCTCCAGTACCACCATTTTTAATTTTAATTATATTTACTCCTCCATCTACTGCTGCACTTTGTACTGTACTGTTTGTTTGAACAGCCATAAAATCTGTAGATAAAAAATTTATTTGTTGAGAGGCACTTAAAGTGTACATAAATTTCCATTTATAACCATCGCCTGTTGAAAGTATAGAAGTTGAAGTTCCTGTAGGTTCAACTGTAGAAGCAACGCCATTATTATTATCTAAACATTTATATACGTTGTATGCGGAATTTAAAACATAAAAAGTTGAGTCAAATAAATTTGAAGCACCACTTGTTGATGTTAAAGTAGTTGTTGTTCCTGTTATTCTATTACCATAATCATTTCTGTACATATCATAAATCGTACCCACAGTCCAATTTCTTCTAGGAATAACATAACTTACGTTTGAAGCCGAAATTTTTTTAGCAGCTAATAAATCATCAAAAGTATAAAATTCTTCTGTAACACTGTCTGCAGGTACAATAGGAGAACTATCAGAACCTGTATTGTCTGTTCTTAAATCTGCTCTTGTATATGTTCCCCAAGATAAAGGAGCGCCAATACCTAGATAATAAGCGTTAGACGCAGCTTCAGAAAAAGACTCTACAAACTGTTCACTGTTGTGTATTCTAAATTTATTTGTTATAATTGCCGGCATATTTTTTTAAGCTTGTGCTTCTCCCCAACGTAATAATATGTTTGTATTAACCGCAGTACCAGAAGCTTTGTATATATTTATCGCCAAAACATCTGGGCCATTTGGAAATGTTCCTCTACCACCTAATGTAGTAGTTGTTAATTCTTTTAATTTTCCTAAAGCTAAACTGTTACTTTCTCCTGAGTTTGCAATGAATGAAAATACGGTTTCACCTGGTAATGCATAAGCAGGTTGGAAGAATTGGAATGTAACTGTGGCTCCAGCAGAAACTGAAGAAACAGCGTTTTGAGTAAATGTTACTCTATAGTATTGCACTCCACCATATGTAAGTGTAGGTGATATTGTAGCTACTTTTGTATTTGCTGGAAATTTTGCATCTTGAACAGTTGTTCCTGCAATTGCGCCACTAGAGTCAAAAGATGCTTTTGTAAAATATAAAATACTTGTACCTGCTGAAGCATTACCTGCAAAAGTAAATGCAATTGTTGCGCCAGAATTGGTAGAAGGCAATGATCTATTAAAATTAACTTGTGTATAAAATCCAAAATCTGTTATTGAAGTTATAATAGCATTATTATATCCAGCAGTTGTAATTGATGATCCTACAACTATTCCTGTTGTGTTCCAACTTGCTGAAGTAAAATATAGTGTTGAACTACCATTACCTGTGTTATAAGCAATTATTGCTGAAGCAGTTAAAGCAGCCGTAGTAGTTCCTGTTTGAGTTGTTGTACCCGCTCCAGATTTCCAAGTTACAGAACCTCCTGATGCAATTTGAGCAAAACTAGGTTGTCCTCCTTGAGCAACACCTTGTAATGTTGTCCAAGATACTGAAGCTGGATCAATAGGATAATTTTGTGGATTTAAAACACCTTCTACAATAATTGCACCCGTACTACCTGAATCTGAAGTTATTTCAATACCTTCAAGTAATAATTGAGCTCTATTTAATAATTCTCTTTCTCCTAGATCACCTATAATTGCGTTTGATACGCTAGGTGCTAATCTAATTAAAAATGCAGTTTGTTTAGTAGTTGTTGCTGATAAGTTTGTTTGAGCATAGTTAAAAATATATCCTCTATCTTCATCAAATTCTCCATCAATTAAATATGCAGAACCCCAATGAGATATTGCCGGACTACAAGTATTTGTTACGTAAACTACTCCTGCATTATCATTGTGTGAAGCAGCGGCTCCAGCAGAGTATGAACGTGTTGCTCCAGCATTAAAATTAGTTAATGTTGTACCTCTTACGCAACCCGTTAATGTATTTGCTGTAGCATTTTTACCTGTATATGAAATTAGCTCATTATCAATATATACAACACCTGAAGTTGGTAAACCTGTAACATCTTCCACTGTAATAGTTGTTACTGAACTATTAATAGCTCCATCTAGTCTAGTACTTGGTATTTCATTTAAAACTTCATATCGAACTGGTGCGTTACCTGTTCTCATATAAGCTTCAGTATTTAAATTGTTTCCTTTTAATCTGTGACAGAATACATAATTACCGTTAGGACCTCTTAGCATCCAATCTATAAATCCAGCACCATACCAGCTAAATTGTATACCTATCATTTGCATTTTAGTAGGATCTATTACATATCCACTTGGTCCTGTACCGTCACACTTATCTAAATTCCATTCTGATTGAGGTATAATTAAATCTTGTACTTTACAAATTGAACCACCAGATACATTTGATACACCTCTAAAATCAGGAGTAACAGACATTGAAGTTTGACTTGTAATATTAGATACCACGTGTGTCATACCTTTTATAACAACTCTATCTCCAGCTTTTAATTGATCAACGAATCTTGTATTTGTACCTGTAATTGCATTTGAGTTTGTGTTAACTGCAATAGTACCGCCTAATTGAAATGTAGATGATCTTCTTCCTACAGAAAATTCTTCTCCATCGTATTGCCAAAATATTCCATTTTGATCATCATAAGGACCTGATCTTACAACAGCCCCTTTCCATTTATATAAATTCATTTTAGCATCAGCACTTAATTCAGCTGTAGAATTAGAAAGAACATTAGTTGCAATAACTGTTAAAGTTCTTTCATCAATAATACTTGATACAATATAGTGTCCGTCATAACCTGGCGTAATAACACCTTCTATTCTAATTTCAGCACCTACTTGGCATCCGTGGTCAGTATCATCTGCAACAATTGTAATTAAAGAATTTACTGCTGTTCCTGATGCAGTAACACTTCTTAATTGATAACTAGGAGCAAAAAGAGCACCTGTATTATACATAGCGCCTTTTCCTGATTGATAACGAATATATTTTTTACTTTGACGAATTGCTTGACCTCCATGCTGAGGACCTCCAGTACCTAATTGAACTCCACCATCAAAAGGTCTATGTACAAAAAATGCATCTGGTCTTACGTAAATTGTTCCTTGAATATTTGCAGCACCTACAGAAGAATCATTTAATAACGTTAAAATGGTACCTGATGCTCTTGCAGTGTATCTTATTCTAGTAGAACTTTGAATATCATTAACTATAATAGGACCAGAAGCTAAATTATGATTATTTGAACCAGCATCAGAACTAACAACAGATAATAAAGACATACCAGGGACAAATCCGTGTGGTGATGCAAAATCAACTTGAACTACAGCAATTGAAGCATAAGACGCTGTAGCAGTTGCTGCAGAAGCTAATATAGTAGGAGCACTTAATGCTAATGTTGAATATATAGGAATTTGACTACCTCTAATAGCTGTTCCAGTTGTAGTAAAAGTAGTTACAGCACCTGTACTTACACCACTTACTGTAAGTAACACATCATTCGTAACATCTAATCCTTCGCATTGAGTTCCTAATACTTTATATCTTTGTCCTATAACATAACCACTACCCCCAGCAGTAACTGCGGAAGTATATAATCCACCATTTCTTGTTATATTAACAGAAGCACCAGTAGAACCATTACTTGTTGCATAAGGAATTCTACTTGAATAGTTTGCAGTACCTGCAACAGCTAATCCAGAAACTATTGTTACTGTAGCAATACCTGAACCAGAAAGTGTTGCCACTCTTAATATTAAATCATTTCCTAAAACTGCAGTTCCTGTTATTGTAACTGATGTAACAACACTTCCGCTTGTAGTAGCTACTCTTACTACAGCATCATTTGTAGGAGAAGTTCCGTCTAAAGAAGTTCCTGTACATAAAAATCTTGTACCTAAAAAGTAATCATTTCCACCATTATTAATTGTTGGAACAGTATATACTCCAGCATTTCTATTAATATTAATATCAAGTCCTGATGATAATGTAGAAGTATTTGTACCAAAAACTGCAGTATAAGCACCTGAACCATTTGCAGTTCCACCAAAACCAATTGTTGTAATTGCTCCACCTGTAGTATCATTCGTAACACCTGTAATAATAATACTTAAATCGTGTGTTGGAGAAGTACCTCCTAAACTTGTTCCTGGTATATTAATTGCATCTCCTATAAAATATCCAGTACCTGCATTGTTTATCGTTACAGTATCATACACTCCTGCAGTTTTATTTACGTTAAAAGTTGCACTTGTTCCTGTTGATACAATTTCAGTTAATGTTACAGAATTATATGTTTCATTATTATTTTCAACTCCACCTAAATCTGAACCCAAAATTTTTAAAGTGTCTGCTACAGCATAACCTGAACCCGGTATAGAAATTCCCGAAACAGTATAAGAACCAGCAGCTCTTGAAATGTTAAATCTAGCATTTACTCCAGTTGATAAAATTTCTGAATATGCTACAGTTGTGTATGTTTGAACATCTCCTTGAAGTGATGTTGTTAAAGCAGAACTTAAAGATAATGTATTTCCTACTATGTTAGTAATTATAGCTTGTGTTCCTGTTCCATTATTAATAGCCATTCCTGGAACTAATCCCGATACAGTTGAAAGTGTAACTGATGATGAACCGTTTGCAGCATCTGAAGCAACGTAATTTGTTGAAACTGTTCCTCCTGTTCCTGAATTTGAAGTAACTTGTGTACCTACTGTTATATAAGCAGCAGATGAAGTTGTTGAAGATGCAGTTATAGGAGCGCCACTTGGTGGAACTGCTCCTGTAAAAGTTAAACTTGTAGCACCTAGAGGCGCTGCTAATATCGTTGAAAAAGAACCACTTGAACCATTTGAAAATATTGAATATGTAGGATTACCTACTCCTGCTCCAGTATAAAATCCTGCTTCTCTTAAAAGAGTTGTTGAAGTTACTACTGTTTGTCCACTTGAAGTTCCAACTTTTGCTTTAGCGTAATAAGTAAATGAAGAAGAAGTTGGTACACTATTTACAATAAAACTTCCTTCAGCTCTTGAAAATCCTAAAGTAGACGGAGATAATGCTTTAATTGTAAAAGGTTGTCCTACACTCCATCCATGCGCTCCTTGAGTAGTCACAGTAATAATTGAAGGTCCAACTCCAGCACTTGTAACAGAGGCATCAGTTGTAACAGACTGTACATTTTTTTCTGTACCTGGTATTTCGTAAGTAGATGGATATCCTCTTTGTGTTGCAATTGCTTGCCACTTAGTAGGTTGTAATCCATATTCAAAGTCAGCATCAATCATCGCTTGAGGTCTTGCAACTCTCATACGCTCAATTGCATCTGTTCCAAAATCGTAAGGTCTTACAATCATTTCAGCATTTTCTTCAAATATTTGTAAAATATCAGAAGTTGCCATTGCATCAGTATTGTATTTTAAATAAATTGTTGTTGTACCATTATCAACTGTTAATGCATTAGGAAAGTTTACAGAATTTGCAGCTGAGAAAGTAACTGATGCTCCTCTTAGAGGATCACCAAAACTATAAAGTACTTCATTATCTGTAACATTTGTAATTAATAATAAATCATTTAAATCTACTTTTCCTATTAATTCTATAGAACTAATTACGTTAGGAGATAGAACAGGTAAACTAGATAATCCATTTGTTATAGTATCTGTGATTGTTGTAAATCCAGTAGTAATTTTTGCAGTTGCGCCTGCTTCTGCTGTTGTAGCAGAATTTATATTTTGAGTAGTCATTACAGGACTTTGTAATGTAGGATATATTGTATTTGTTAAAATATAATTATTGATAATATTTCTACAGTAAGTGATATAAGTAGTTTCAGGAACTCTTGTACCAGAAATTATAGGAGTTGCACCTACCCAATATGTTGCAGCTTTTGTTCTAGTCGAAGCGTTACCATCATATCGTAAATCATATATTGCTGCTTCTATAATTGCATCAATATCATTTTGTAATGCAGCACTTGAAAAAACATAACCAATGTATGGAGCGTTACCAGCCAGCTTTTGCTGATTAACATATGCCTCAACTTCATCTTTTATAAATTCTTTATTTGCTACAATTTTTGCATATGCAATAGGATTTCTATTACTAGATAAAGGTATACCAGGTTGAAAGTAATAATTTTGACGTAATTTTTTTGCCATATTAAGAACCTAATGCCACAGATAAAACATACAATTGATTTTGAATATTACTTGATACACCATCTAAGTATTCAAATTCTGTATTTGAAACATTTCCACTTCCTATAGAAGAAGCATTAATGTTTGTAATTGTATTGTTTGATCCATTAATTGTTTTATTTGTTAAAGTTACTGCATTATTTGCTGTAATTATACCAGTTGCTCCAGTTAATAAATTTAATTCTGTTGATGTTGCTGTAAGAGTTGTTCCTCCATTTATAACAGGAGAAGTCAAAACTTTATTAGTTAAAGTTTGATTGCCTGTAAGAGTAACAACACTATTATCAACTGAAACTGTAACTGTATCTGTTGATGCTGATATTGTATTAATACCAGTACCAGCTAATATATTTAATGTGTCTCCACTATTTAATAGTTGAGCTGCACCAGAAGTACCTTGTACAAATAGTGAGTATGTAGCTGCCACAGCACCAGGTTGAAATCTAGCATTTGCCGAATCATATATTAAAACATTATTAGCTGATGCACCAGCAACGTTTATTTTTAAATTACTACCGTCACCTAAATTGTTATATAGTTCTGTAAAATTAGAATTGATTATATTACCGCCAGCACGTAGTGTTGTACCTGTACCGTCGTTTGCTACACTTCCAATATTAACTGATTGTTTAGACAATTGTAATTCCTTTTATATTATTTATACGACTATTTATATACTTATTCATAAACTTTATATACCCGGATTAGGAACAGGAGTGGCGTCAGTTGTTACAATAGTATTATCAAAAGTGTTGATATCTTCATCAAAAGTATCTGCTCCATTTGTTAAATCTCTTGTTGATTCAGATGGTATTGTAAAATACGTTTTATTTTTAAATAGAAAATCTCCCATATTTAATGATTCACCATCTATTGCAACATTTTTAGTTCCTATAAGTGTAACTGAACTTAATTGTTGTAAATCTATTTGTGTAGAAAAATTTTGATCTAATAACAAAGAATCCAATGATTTTAAATTAATACTAAGAGCTCTACCAAATCTTGTATCATTATTTCTTATATTTGTATTTTCTTTCAAAACAAAGTTAAAATTATTTTTTGATATTAAAGTTAAATCTCTAGTATTAGGTGTAAAATGTTCAATTGTTGCAGGATTTAAATCTGCTGCTACTCCTCTATTAGCATTTGCTCTTAAAGAAGTTCCATCTGTTAATGTTCCTAATCTTCTACCAAAAATTGTAGCAAATAACGTGTTGACAACACTGTATATAGGCGTATCAATAATGCCTGAAGTTATTCCAGCAACAGGAGATGATATTCTTACGTTTAGATTTGATTCGATATTTAAAGTGCTTATAAAATAAAATCCTGCAGAATGGTTTGTTTTTTTAAAACTATCTCTCCAATCATTAATTGTTCTTCCTACTTTTATAATATAAGAAAAATCTTGATATAATAAACTATCTTGTATTTTAATTGTATTTTCTGAAACTTGTCCGTCTTGATTTATATAAGTTCCATTAGTATTTAAAACTGAAACAATATTAGAAGTTGCAGTTGCTTGATTAAATTCTTTTATTGTTGCAGTTGCTCCTGAAGTTAATCCAGTTATAGTTGCATTTTTTTTAAACGTACCAGATACAGGATTTAAATATAAAACGTTTATTCCACTATTTTGAGATCTTAATGTTCCTGTAATTATAGTAGAATTATCGTTACTTAAAGCAGATACAGTTTCTCCAACTAAAAATGTTCCTGCACGATTTAAATAAAATAGATTAACTGGAAGATTTAAAGTAAGAGCAGGAGAATTTTGATATCCTTTACCAGGTTCTACTATTTTTAATGATAAAATTTTTCCAATATTAGGACTGTATGTTTTTAATACGGCAGAAGCACCTAAAAAACTATTTACAGTTGCTGTAGGTAAATTAGAATAATTATAACCTGGATTTATAAGTCTAACATCAGTAATATCTTTATTTCCAGTGCTAGATTCTTGTACAAATTTATTTCCTACATATAAATCACCTTTAACAGTTTCATCTTCTAAAATAATATGATCGTCAATTAAACTTGAACTTTCTTCTTGTGTAAATCCACCATTTACAACTGAAACTTTAGCAACAGCAGCTCCACCATTAGTATTTGCATTATTAAATACTACATCATCACCTATTTCGTAATTTGTTCCTCCATTTTCTACAAATATATCTGTCAATCCTGAACGACCAACATTTTCTACTTGTATTAATGCTCCTTGACCACCACTTATTAAATCAATTACTGTATTTTCTGTATATAAATTTCCTGAATTTGTTATAACGGGAATATTTGGTAATCCTGTAACGTTTACTTTTATAAAATTGAAATCATTATCAAATTGTGTTCCTCTAACTTCTTCTCCTATAATAAAATTGCCTGAAATAGAACTAGTGTTCAAAACAAATTCGGTTATCTCATCACTACCAATTTGAAATTTAAATACGTTTTCAATTATGGCAGTAGTTCCTGAAGTTACACCCAATATTGTTCTACCTATCAATAAACCTGTATCACCCTGTGTTGCTATTCCTCTTAATATTTTACTTGTATTCCATTTACCATCTGAAAGTCTTAAAACTTGTTCTCTAGGGTATGAAGTTTCTGATTCTAAACCAAATAATAATCTAAAAAATATTTGATTACCTACATTTGTACCTTTTAAACGATATAAAGATTTAATATTTTTTATTAATGTTCTTTTATTAATATTATCATCAACTTTGTCAGGTAAAGTAGCAAATAATTCATTTCTAAATTGTTTTAAAAAATTAGAGATTACTTTATCAGGATCTCTAAAGTCTAATAATTCTTGTATATTTGTTACTGGATTAGGACGATAGTTATTTACAATTGCACTTGCGTTAGACGTTAAACCAAGTACGGTTTCGCCCATTATAAATTTATTTTGAGAAGAAATATATAGTTTAGAGCTATCTATATCTTCTGCTAATATTGTTGATTGTGCTTTTGATGTTTGTCCTTGTATTATTTCACCTCTAGTAAATTTACCAAAAGAAGAACTTTCTAAAATTAATTTATCACCCTCATCTGCTGGTGTTCTATCTGATTCAATACGTGTTCCATCTAATAATATGTTTTGTAATACTTGACTTTCTGCTTCTAAAGCAATACCATCAGTAGTTTGAATTCCTGTAATATTTAATTCAGCAGATTCCATAAAAGTGTAATACACTTTTAAAAATTCTAAAAATTTAGGGTGCTCTGATAATACAAATTCTGGAACCTGAGAATTTATCAGGTTAGATATTTTGTTTTTAAACTTTGTCATTGTTAATTGTTACTAGGTGTTGTTGTATAACCTATACCTGCATCAGCTGAACCTCCTAAAAAAGTATCTGGGTCAACAATGATTGTAGAATTTGAAATATCAATATTAATAATTTGATCTCTTACTGGAACTATGTCATTAGAATTTGGCTTAATAGTTAATTCAATAGCTGTAGATAGTTCTCCTCTAATATCCTCAACATCTGATACGTTTAATGAATTTAAAGTAATTTGACCTGTTAAATAATTAATCGTACCCTGTGGTGTTGCATTATAAATTTTTACTGAACCTGTCAATCTGTATCTTCTTACATTTCCTAAACCATCATCATCTAAAAAATAAACATTTGTACTATCTCCATATATTTTAAAACCACTTGATTCTAAAATACCACCATTTAAAGCATTATATCCTTCAACTGGATTATATGCTGGGTTTCTAAAGTAAATATCGTATCTAGTTGAAGATTCTAATATGGGTGTAAATGTTTTTCTTATTTTTAATGTAGTAATATTTGATACAATACTCGTATCAGCATCATCTATCAATCTTAATATTTTTGAATATCTAAAAATACTGTCAAATTTTTGTAAAGTACTATTATTATAATTTGTTAATGATGATACTATATCTGTTTTTAAATTTTCAGCTGTTTTAGTAGTTGACTTTTGATCATATTTAACATATGACGTTAATAATATTGTAGTAGTTTCGGGATCAACAATTACAGGTCTAACAGACGCAACATTATATTTTTTTAATTGAGTAACAATACTTGCTTTAGTAGCCGATGTTAATGATGAACCAGACAATGGTTTAATTGCAATTTTAACTGTACCATAAACAGGATTTTCTTCATCTTCTCCACCCCAAGCACTTACAGATTGAGCATTTGGATAAATTGATTTAACAATTGTTTCATAATCAGTTGTAGTTACTGCTCTATTTTGTGCTGCATAATTTAAAGGAGCATTGAAACGAATTGACTCTTTACTTTCGGCAGAAGTTCCACCTTGTGCAACTGAATTTACTGTTATAGTTAAATTACTAAATCCACTTATAGTAGAAGTTGCAGAAAATGTAGCTGCTCCATTGGCTCCTGTAGCATTTGTAACGATATATTCTAAGATGACTATGTTACCATCTATTAAAGATGTACCTATTATTCCATCACCAAAATAAACTTCAAATTTACCATCTTCTGCCTCTTGTAAAAAATATGCTTTTGTTAAATTTGAAACGTTTTGTAATCCATTAGCTAATGAATATGTAAATGTAGTTGTATCAACTGAACTATTTTGTACTTTAACAACAAGTGTTGATGTATCAGCTAAAGAACTTGGTATTACAAATTTTTGATCTGGGTCATTTGTATCTACCACATATCTAAATGAAACAGGAGTGCCTTCATATATTGATACGTTTGAAAAATTATAAACTCCATTGATAGGAGTAATTGTTATATCCGAATTTGTTATAAATTGATATCCAATACCATCTACAGTAGATGTAAATGTAGTTCCTTTTGTCATAGTAATTGAATTACCTGTTCCATCATTGACAGCTATATTAATATTTGCAATAGGTGTTCTTACTGAAGTTGGTGTGTAACCTAACATCTTTGCTAATGACACAATATTTTTTCTAATGTCAGCACTATCTAAGTACATTTCATTAGCTAACATATTAGCATTAAAACCTAGGTAGTGTGTATTGTAAGCAAGTGTATCTAAAAGAATTGAAAATCCAGAACCTTCAAAATTATAATCTTGGAATTCTGATTGACTTTGTAAAAATGTTTTTAAATTGGCTTTTATACTGTCAAAATCAAAATCTGATATTTCTAATTTATTACTTGCCATCTTATCTTAATCTTTCTAAAAATGTTTGCACTTCTACCGGTTCTTGTGTTCCTACAACATAAAACATAATTCTTAAATCATAAGAATTTTTATCATAATCAGGTCTTGCTAATATTTGAACTAATCTTATTCTAGGTTCAAAATTAATTAATACTTCTTGTACCTTTCTTTGCAAATTCAATGCAGTTAACGGCGTCATTGGTTCAAATAACATCGCTCTAACATTAGAACCTATCTCTGGATGGAAAGGTCTTTCAAAGTGTGATGTGTTAATTAAGTTACGAACACTTCTTTTAACAGCTTCAACATCAGTCAATTTATTAACATCATTTGTTACTAAATTACGACCGAAATCTAAATCTAAATCTTTATATAATCTAGTAGCTCGTTTACTTTTGTTTAAGGAAACTGTACTTGATGCATCGTAATTTGGCATATTACAATATTTATACGTTACCCAGCAAAGACATTAGCAGAACCTGTAATCATTTCGCCTGAATCTGTTGAGTCACCTATTCTTGCAATAAATTTACCTACAACACTAACTGTAGAAGAGCCCATATTAACAAATCTAACGTGATTGGGACAAGGAGGTGCGGGAGGGGCAGAATGAGAAACTGTTACGTCATCAACTCTTGCAATTAATATTCCGTTGGCTCTTACTGTACCTTGACTTGGTACGTCTAAAGTTGTTGTACTTGAACAAGAATGTCCAGTAGTAAGAGTATCTCCTTGTCTGCAAACTGCTGGCATTATCTACCTTGACCTCTATAAGGTTTTAAACTTCTTTTTTTATGTTTGTTTAATGTTTTTGTACTGAAGTGCCCACGACCTATACTTGTTTTTTTAGGTGTACTATCTTTTTTTGAGGAATTTGTATTTCCTTTTACTTTTTTTGCCATAATTTTTTACCTTTTTTCGTTTTTTCGAATCAATATCATCAATCATAAATGATAAATCATCAATTTTGTCAAAATCAATCATATATTTACTATTTAGTTTGATTTTTTTAATCATAATAGATAAGTCATTGATTTTATTGACATATTTCTTTAAAAAATACCAATTTAACCCTTGTTTTAATGAAAAATACAGTGTATATTATATGTATATTAACAACAAAAATAAAAAAATGACTAAAAATGATGTTAAATCTCTACTATTAGCTGGTTCTATTGTAACTGGTTCATATATTTTATTTTACGTAGGTGCAAAATATATTGTAAAGTATGCTGAAGCTGCTTGTATAATAGGTTGCCTGTGAAAACATCTGTTGTAAAACACGAATTAGAACATATGGGTTTAAATGCGTGGGGTAAAAAAATATTTTTAGTAAGATATAGTGGTTTTTCTAACGTTATGGCTGAAGATGAAATTACTGATTGGTGTAAAGAAGTGGACGAATTACGCTTGAGCCTCACCCCAACGAAGAATAACGTTACCTAAAATTGGAGATCCTTGAGTTAAATATAAATTTATAAACAAGACATCAGGTCCATTTGGAAATGTTCCTCTACCACCAATTGGTGTATTTGTTAATTCTTTTAAGTTCACTAAATCTAAAGCGTCTCTACTAGATTGTCCTGCAATAAATGAAAAAATAGTTTCTCCTGGTACTGCATAAGTATTACGGAAAAAAGTAACATTGGCACTAGCCGTTAAAGCTGTAATAAGTGGAGCACTAATCACAACACTTGTACCAGCATTTATTGCTGTAATACGAGTATTTCCAGCAAAAGCATTCGTTACAGAAGTTGAAATAATATCATCACCTATTTGTAATCCTGTTGTATTTGCTACTGGTATGGTAGTTGCACCTACCGCTGCTCCTGAAGTAGTAGTAGATAATGAAAATGTATTATTAAATGTAACGCTTGCTCCTGTAGCAATTTGTGCAAAACTAGGTTGTCCTCCAAAAGCTGCTGAGTTTAAAGTGTTCCAAGTAATTAAAGCAGGGTTTGTTGGATAATTTTGTGGATTTAAAACTCCTTCAATTACAAGAGCTGAGTTTAAATTCGTACTACCTCCTGCTGTAACCTCAATACCTTGAAGTAATAATTGAGCTCTATTTAATAATTCTCTTACTCCTAAATCTCCTGTGATTGCATTAGATACTGTAGGTGCTAATCTAATAGCAAAAGCTGATGTTTTTCTTGTGCTAATACTTGTGTTTGTAGATTGATAGTTAAAAATATATCCTCTATCTTCATCAAATCCACCATCAGACATCATAGCAGAACCCCAATGACTAATAATTGGTGTTGCAGTTTGACTTATTAAAATAACTCCAGCATTTATATTATGAGAAGCAGCAGCTTCAGCTGTAAAAGAACGTAAACTACCAGCAGTAAATAATGATAAATTTGTTGCTCTTGTACAACCTGTTAAATTTCCAGGTCCTGTAGATGTACTCTTTCCTGTGTATCTAATAATTTCATTGTCAATATATACTGTTCCAGTAGTAGGAAAATAAGTTGTATCGTTTATTGGTAAAGTTGTTACTGAACTATTAATTGCACTAGATAATTCTGATTCTGCAGCTTCATTTATAACTTCATAACGAACAGGCATGTTTCCTGTTCTCATATAAGCTTCAGTATTTACATTTGAATTTTTTATACGGTGTACAAAAATATATTTACCTTCTGGACCTCTTAACATATAATCTATAAATCCTGCACCATACCAAGTCCATTGCATACCTATCATTTGCATTTTATCTGGTTTTAAAAGATATCCACTTGGATTGAAAGGACCATTTGTACCATCGCAACGATCCATATTCCATTCATTTTGAGGTATAATATAATCTATAGTTTTACATATTTTAACACCAACAGCATTAACGGCTCCTCGATAGTCAGGAGTAACTGTCATTGAAGTATCACTAATAATATTTGCAACAACGTGTGTCATACCTCTTATTACTATACGTTGTCCATTTGCTAATTGTTGAGTAAATCTTGTATTTGATCCTGTAACTGCATTTGAATCACTGTTAACACTTACTACACCTGATAATTGAAATGTTGACGATCTTCTACCTAACGCCATTTGTTGACCATCATATTGCCAAAACATTCCGTTTTGATCATCAAAAGTTCCTGCACGAACTGTAGAACCATGCCAATTTAATACGGACATAGTACAAGGACTTCCAATAACTGCTGTCGTTGCACCTAATGTTTGTGTAGCTGAAAAAGTTAATGTTCTTTCATCAGTTATTGCTGAAACAATATATGTTCCATTATAACCACTTGTAGTAACTCCAGATATTGATATTTGTGCTCCAACTTGACAACCGTGATCTGTGTCATCAGTTGTTAATGTTACTGTACTACCAACAATTGTTCCTGTAGATGTTAATGATCTAATATCATAAACAGGAGCAAAAAGAGCACCTGTATTATAATTAATTGCTTTACCTGATTGATAACGTACATATTTTTTACTTTGACGAATAGCTTGTGCTCCGTGTTGAGGACCGCCAGTACCTAATTGAACTCCACCATCAAAAGGTCTATGAATATAAAAACAATCTGGTCGAGTATAAACTGCTCCTGATATTACTCCTGTAATAGTTCCAGCTGCACGTGCAGTATATGTTATAGTAGTTGTGGAAGGAACTGTTTCTACAAAAAATGGTCCAGAAGCTAAAGTATGATTATTAGATCCATTGTCACTTGATTGTGTTACTGTAAGACTTGTTCCTGGAACTAATCCGTGAGCAGTAGCAAAAGTAACTGTAATTGTAGAAGGAGATGTAACGTTACTATATGTGAATGTGGGAACTCCAATTGTAGCACCAGTATATAAACCACCTCTCCTAACTTGTGTATATGTAGTTGATAAAACTTCATTGAATGTTGTACCAACTTTTGCTTTAGCGTAATATGTAAAACTGTTTCCTGTTGGAACAGAATTAATGAAAAATGTACCTTCTGCTCTACTAAATCCTAAAATTGTATTTGCATATCCTTTAACTAAGACTGGTGTTCCTACTGTAAATCCGTGATTACCAACTGAGTTAATTGTAATTAAACTTGCTCCTACTCCTGAGGTAGGAACTGATGCATCAGTTGTTACTGAAGATACTGCTAAGTCTGTTCCAGGTAATTCGTATATACTTGGATAACCTCTTAATAAATCTATTGTCTGCCATTTAGTAGGTTGTAATCCATATTCAAAGTCAGCGTCAATCATTGACTTAGGATTTGCTGTACGAGTACGTTCAAATGCATCTGTACCCATTTCCCAAGGTCTTACAATAGTTTCTGGCTTATCTATAAAAACTTGAATTACATCATTATTGTTTTGTGCAGTTGTATCTACTTGTAAAGTTATTGTTGTAATTCCATCTGTGTTATCTAATGTAGTTGTAAAAGGATCAGTATTTGTTCTACTATATGTAACTGTAGTTCCAGTAAATGCAGAGTCCGCAAAATTATAAAGTATAATATTTCGTGTAACGTTAGTAATTAATAGTAGTGAATTTAGAGATACGATACCAGGAATTTTTACTGTTCCTACTCCTACTGCGCCTTTTGTAAATGAATATTGTTTTACTAATGTTTTAGCCATTGTGATTATTTATGATAGTGCTACACCCATAGCCACAGCAAATGATCTTATATTTGAACCACCTACTATTGCCGTTGATGTTGTTACTGTTGTAGCATTTACGTTACCTGTTAAATTACCTTGTACGTTTCCTGTTACGTTACCTGTTAAATTTCCTAATACGTTTCCTGTTACATTACCTGTAACTGCACCTGAAACTGCTCCTGTAAAACTTGTACCTGAAACTGCTCCACTGAAAACACCTGTTGTTCCTGATACTGAACCTGACGATACAACTGATGTTGCATTCACTGCGCCTTGAACTGTTAAATTATCATTTATAGTTAATAAGGTTGTATCTGTAGAGCGAATTGTATTTCCACTTATTTCTACTGTACCAAAAGTATTTAATGTTCCTGCCGCAGTAATATTAGAACTTAAATTTAAAGCTCTGAATTTTTTAGTTGAACTTCCTAAATCACTTACACCTGTTGTTGTAGGTATAATTGTTGAAGCCACTCCTACTACAGATAATTTATTATCAATTGATGAATTTAAATTTGTAGTAGATAATTTACTTGAATCTATTAAAACTAATTCGTCTAGTATTTTACCCGTTTCTCTATTTACTGAACTTCTAAATTGATCAGGAAATGTTTTAGGGCTAATTTTTATAAGACTACGATTATATGCCATATTTCTTTTTTAATTTGAGCACTACTATTTATAAATACTATTGCCAACAACATAGGAGTTTTATGGCTAAAAAAAAGAAAATAGTAACTCCTGAAGATATCATTGAATCTATAAAAGAAAAGCAATCTGAAATTGACGACTTATTATACGACTTAGAAGATAAGATAAGTGTTTCGTATGAAGAAGAAGAAGAAATAGACGAAACAGACGAAGAATAATAACAATCTATATTTCAGGTGCCTAGGAAGCTAGGCACCCTTTGACACAACAAAGGGTATAAATGAACCATCTATACGTAGGATTAATCATACTTGCCAGTATCATTGCTGGTTTAGGATATATTTACATCTCTATCTTTTGTCAAACAAAACGCTATTTAAAAAGACTAAAACAATTAAAAAAACTTAAACTGTTAGCGTTAAAAGGTAGGAGAAAACGTGGTTGGTAGAAAACAAAGAAAACCTAATTTAAAAACTTTAAAGAAAAAAGCACCAAAGATACCTGACTTTACTTGTCCTGATATAGACCATATTATTAATTATGTTGAGAATAAAGATTTATTAAATCGTACTCAACTGGCCTATTTTAAAAGACGTATGGAAAAACTACGTACTTCGAATGAAAAATTAAGAGATAGTGGTATCTATTGGTATGAAGAAATAAAGAAACTATTGTCTAAATAATAGTATGTACACAGACAGACAAAACGAACCTCAGTATAATGCTGGCAATTTTCAGGAATATGATTATGAAAGAGAGTGGATAGAATGTGCCTGGAATATAACATATAATCAAATTCATTTAGTAACGGCATTTACCTATCCTTGGATATCTATAAAAAGCACTTGACAAAATGATTAAATGATGATATATTAGAACATATGAAAATATTATTATTGTTATGTATGTTTCTACCCTCTTTGGCGCTGGCGAAGCAAGTAGAAATGAAAGTATATGATTATAAATTAACAAGAGTATTAGATGGTGATACTGTAGGTTTTGAAGCGAAGTTTCTACCCGATCCACTTAAAAAAGAATTACTGATTCGTGTCTATGGTGTGGATACGCCAGAAAAAGGATTTCGTGCTAAATGTGAATCTGAAAACGCTAAAGGTCTAGCCGCATCTGAATTTACAAAGAAAACAATTGCTAACGGCAAGAAAATACAAATCGCCATATCTGATTGGGATAAGTTTGGTGGACGTGTATTAGGTGATGTATTAATAGATGGTAAATCGTTACGTGTATTATTAATACAAAATGGATACGCACGAGAGTATTACGGTCTTGCAAAAGAGTCGTGGTGTAACTAAAATCTAATTATGGTCGTTCCTGGATTTAGTATACCCATTGGTTTATATAATATAACAGCCGATGAAATAAACAACGAAACCCTTGTAACCAATCTACGCAATTATAAAAAAATCAATACATCAGAACCATTAGTACATAATGGCATAACAAGTTACTTTGACAATACTGAAACATTGTTAAATGAAACAAACTTTATTTCTACCGGAACAGTATTGCAAAACAAAGTATATGAGTATTGTTCCACAATAGGTATACCAAAAGTAAGTATATCATCATCTTGGTTTAATATCACGCAATCCAATGGTATGATACTTCCACATCGCCACGAACTATCTGTAATCAGTGGAGTCTATTATCCTGTTGTAAATGATAAAACAAGTCCATTAATACTTGAAAATCCATTGAACATATATCGTATGGTAGATTGTAAATATAACGTAGAAAACAACTATACACGAAAAGAAATGATACTACAACCAGAGAATGGTTTACTTGTATTGTTCTCTAGTTATATCAATCATTATACAAAGCCGTGTGACAGTGAAAGAATCACAATAGCATTTGACACGATATACGAAGAAAAAAAATAGTCGAAAAAATTTTTACAACTAAAGATACTACATAAAGCTCTATAGATTTGCCCCCACCCACCTTATATACGAAGCCGTTATATAATGGATACCGTTATTGAGTCATTATAGTTTACTGCTTGGCTTTTAAATTATATGGCCGGCCGGCTTTGGTATACTTCGTTAGTTCAGATCAATTGTTGCGCCACTGATGGCCACTGCGCCACCGGCAGTTAAATTCATATTCCCGGCTGCAAATAGATTTAAATTGTTATTGCTATGTATGTTTAGATTTCCATTCGCTGTTACATTCCATTCACCTTGTATGTATATATGACTATTGTTTTCTGTAATGCTATAGCTGTTATTCTTAGTATATGAGATCACATTGCCATTGCTATCCATTGTGATATATGAGCCAGTGTTTGATCTTAGAGTTACGTGTTCATTGCCGGGTGTGTCGTCAAATGTAAATGTATGGCCAGCTTCTGTTTCATATGTGTTATTGTATGGATAAGATGATATGCCGGGTATGGCTGGTTGATCCCAAGTTGTATTGACACTTGTTATACCGGTTACACGTGCAGCCTGCATAACGGCTCGGCTCGGATGCGGCTTTTCTTCATCACCCACCGCTATACGTGAAACATCAGATTCGTTTGTATATAAAGGATAAACGGAAAGCTCTTCATTATCCTCACGTGGTCTAGGATCGCTAAAGCCAATCTTTGGATCACCATATGCAATTGTATAACCAGGTAAACTGCCAAGCACCACCGGTTCCTGTTTTCCCATTCCATCACGGAAATAACCCATCACCCAACTGCCCTCAACCAAAAACGGCTTTGACCAACCAAATCCACTAATGCCGCTAGAGATCACCGGCAACACAATAGTCGCCCAAGGCAAATTCTCAGTCGGCAATATTTGTTTATTCTCCGTATGTACACCAAGCACTCTTACACGCACACGGCCGATACGTAATGGATCTTGCCGATCTTCTACAACACCGACAAACCATATAAAGCCGTTTTGGCCTAAAAAATTTTCATTCATATTCTCTCCGAACGCTCGCTAAAGCCGAACGATAATAACACAACGGCATACGTCATAAACATCTATTTATTCCTATTCTACGCAAACTCACGCGGCCTTTAAATACCATAAACAAAACAATATAATACATACATAAAGCCAGTATTCACTGTTCGTAAAGGTCGCAAGACGGCATTTAACATAGAGTTCTTTCAGCTGTTCCGATAATGTCTTTTTTTCATTCATTTTTGTTTACACTTACATTTTCTGGCAGTGAGCCATTTCTTTATATTTCTCAAGGCTTCTTTGAAACCTGTAAAGTTTAGTTCATTAATCATTGATTTACTCCTCTATCAGTTGTTATGTATATTTAGGCACCGTAGCTGTATAGGCCGTATATATATTCTCATATTTTTCAGCCGTTAGCCGGCCGTCTTAGCGAGCGTCTCTGCGGTTAAAAAAAGTTGTTTAATGCGTTTGTTGTATTTTTATCCAATTCGTATATATTGATTATACCTCTACGTTCTTTTTCTTTACCTGTGAATGTATCTACATTTTCTTCAGGATAAGGTTTTCTTACACTGTCTTTCATACACTCTAAAATCATTATGTGTTTATTTTGTTTACGATTTAATTGATGACGTATAGAAGTAATTAAATAACGGCCACTCATATAAGGGTCATTATCACGTGGATTGCCTTCGCCATAAGGTTGAAACGATGGCATTTCAAAAGTAATTAAATCTCCTGCTGTTAATCCGGTAAATCCTGGTACTGTAATTTCTAATTTAAAAGATGTAAACGCAAGGCGCTGTGATAATCGTTTTTGTAAATAGTCTCTTGGATTTGGAAGTTCTGTGTTATCGTGTATTTTCTGTGTACTCGATGCAAACATTCTGCTTGTATTGTATTGTGAAGAAAGGAATTTACCTTCTTTATTAAACAACGGCAGTATTCCTGTATTGTCTGTACGTATACCATCTTTACCTGGTTCAGTGTGCATTGATTGTTCATATTCTGTATTATAATCAAAATCGTGTACTTTAAACTGTTTATAGGTTGCATCGTGTGTAATGAGTTTACTTGCATATACGCCATTTCTTAAATTTTTCAATGTATCAAATTGATCTACGATTTTAAACTTAATAGCGATTTGCATTTCGTTCTTTATATCCTTATTACCACCGTCACGTATATTGGCTGGTTTAGGTCTAAACTTTGCAAGTACGGGTCTTGCTGTATTTGATTCAACAGCTAACATACTTTCTAATGAGCGATAAAAGAATCCATCAGAAGTTTCGTAAAAATGATAACCAGCGTTATTATACTTTGAACTAATTGTTTTAAGTGATAAATGTTCTATTGCGTCAAAAGGTCTATCACTACCAAACACTTCTGTGTGTAATCCTTGTGAAGGTTCTACATATATATTTTTAGCAGTATTTAAAAAATCTGAATTTGTAACAATATTAGCTACCATATTCGTATAGGTATCAGTCTGTGCATTTTGTACTTTTACTTCCTCATTCGTCATTAATTCTTTACTACAAAAATGTAATATATACATTTGCGTTCTAGGATTAATAGCTTGTCTCTTGCTGATTTTGTATATGTACATTGGGTTACCTGATTTAACTGAAAAATCATAACCCTTGGAGCTTGATGGTGTAAAGAATTTAAATTCTAAACGTTCATAGCCAGTCAATGGCATATTTCCAACTACATTGTTAGAGTCAACAACCAATAGATTACCGGATAAACATTTATTGAATATGCTTTCATAGATATTTAAATCTACGACCATAGTCTCAATTGAAATTCTTTTAGGTTCAGTATCGCCTTTTGCGCTAGAATAGGATACTAAATTTATATCTGTTAATGAAAACGCACCAGGTTTTCTTAAGGTACTTGCGTCCAGTGTATCATATATGGTACTCATTATTCAACCATCAAGTTTTCAAATTCTTCTAATAATACAGGTAAGTAAGCAACATTTAATAATTTGATTTGTCTTTTTTCGTCTTGTAATCTTTCCTCATATTCTCTATTAGTCACAGCAACAGCGTTAGGTGTTGTGGAATTTACTTCAATTTTCATACTGTAGTCACTTGGACCTGATGTTGTTGTATTGCCGCTAAGTTGTGTAATTTCGTAATGATGTATGCCGTTAGGATTTGTGTACTTATCAGCAACATAGGTATCAAATTGTTCTGTTGTCAATGGCCAGCCATAATAACGATCTGTAATATTATTTGTCATTAATATAATCCAGTGATATGCAGTACTTCCAAAATGTTTGAATGCTGTCATTTCAGGTGTCTCGCCTTCTGGTATATCGTATAAATCATATAAACTAGCTTCGTTTAAAACTTTTGATCTAACCTTTACACGTTTTAATAAATCAGTGACTAGTTTATAATTACCATCACCTTTTAAATCGTATAAACCTTTTGGAAAATATGAGAAATACATTAAAATCCTTCAGCAATAGTTTTCTTAGTCATAATTTCTGTTTCACTAAATTTTAATAACATTTTTGTGTATATGGGTGCTGCGCCTAATTCATCACCAGCAAAAGTACTGAATACGCCTTCTGCTCCGTGTGATAATTCTAATGAAGTACATACGCATCTGCTGATTCTAGGAATATATGAATTTCTATTTTGCATATACATATATGTTATTTGAAATTCAGATGGTGTTATAAAATCATTACCACTACCTAATTCTGGATGCATATGAAATTTAAATAAGTTAATAATCTTTTGTGCACTATCTAATTCTTTTCTATTACGTGGTGCAAATTCAAATTCATAAGAAAATTCTCTCATTGGTACACCTTTAAATACCATTTCTAAATTGTTATTAAATGCTCTACCAGTAGTACGTGTCATTGCCGCTTTTAAATCACCAGCACCTGGTATAATTGCTAATCCCATAGCAGCAACTTCAGTTAAAAATCTTGTTGGAATTTCTTTTAATCTTCCTGCAATATCACTTGGTGATGTAAAATCTATTCCTGCTAAATCACCTAACATTCCTGTTTCAGCACCTTCGTGATTCACAAGATAAGTTGTTTTTAAATCTTTAGGAGTATATAGTACAATCGTATCTGTTACTCTATTATGTGTTGCTCCTACACCTGCACCTTTACCTTTTTGAATTCCTGATGATAAAGTTGTAATTCTACTTTGTTCTAATCCATTTTCTTTTAATGTAGCAACTCTACCTGTAAAACCTTTTTGTTTAACTGTTGAACCAGAAAATGTTCCACCTACAGCTGCTGCGTCTATATCTTGACCTAAAACTCTATTCGTAACTTTGTTAGGACTTATTTTATTATTTTTAAATGATGCATTTTGATATGTCGTATGATCATTAACTATAACATCAAATAGCATATAATGACCTGTACCTAAATTTTGTATATCAGATGGATAATACACTGTACCATAGTTATATGGATTTTCTTTCATATGCGACACAGGACTTGTATCGTCTATTTCTAAAGGTGATTTGTTTAATATTTTAGCAGCAGCGGCATTTGTCTGTACACTATTCTTTGCACCATCTAATAATCCTCCTACTAATCCAGCGCCAATACCAGCCAGACCTCCACCTGTTAAATTACCTAAATTCTTTTGAATTAAATTTGCTACCTTTGATAGTGCCATAAATAGTTATATGATTAATAGTAATATTTATATGTGATATGAGAACAAGTTATAAAGGAATTTACAAACCTACACACCCTAAAAAGTACGCTGGTGATCCTAATAGAATAGTTTATCGTTCACTATTGGAAAGGCGCATGATGGTGTATTTGGATAAAAATGATGCTATTGAGTTTTGGGCTAGTGAAGAAATACCTATTATCTATCGTTCACCTATTGATTACCGCATTCACAGATACTATCCAGATTTTATATTCAAGTTAAAAACAGGTAAAAAATTTATGGTTGAAATAAAACCATATCGCCAATGCTTTCCACCTAAGAAACCAAAGAAACAAGGACGTTCTTTTATGCGTGAACAATTAGAATATATTAAGAATCAAGCTAAATGGCAAGCCGCTAAAGTGTACTGTGAAGGTAACGATTTAGAGTTTAAAATCTTTACTGAAAAAGACATAGGTGTCTATAGTTAATATAAATATAGTAAATGGTTTCAATACTAGATAAATTAGCTAATAAACAAGGCGATACTACTAAATCAGCAAGTTGGTATAAAAACGCCATATCATCTATTGGTCAAAAGATTAGTGCTAATAAATTAATGGCACAAGGTACATTGACTGCTAGACCCAATCTAGGTTTATTAAATTTATTCTTTTATGATCCAAAGTATAAAGAAAGTTTACCGTATTACGATACGTTTCCATTAGTGTTACCATTGGAAGCTATCAAAGGTGGATTCAGTGGATTAAATTTTCACTATCTACCACCATTATTAAGATTAAGATTATTAGAAAATATGCAAAGATATGCAACAAGTCCTAGATTGAAAGATGCTAGATTTGATGTTAGCTGGGCAAGAGTTAAAAATATTCCTATGATTAAACCGACTATTAAAAAATATTTGTATAAACACGTTAGGTCTAGTTTTTTAAAAATAGATTTAACACAAGCAGCTATTGCTTGTTATTTACCAGTACAACAGTTTCAAAAAAGACCTGCTGGTAGTGTTTATAATGCTTCAAGGAGTATGGTATAATGGCTATTTTAAGAGGTGGAGTTCGTATTGGTGGATTTGATGTAAGATTAGGATTGCCACGTGATCGTTCATTAGACAATGTAGAAAACGATAAAAGATTTAGACGACCTCAAGGACCTCAAAAAGAAACTACAATGGGTAGAATGCACTCATATGTTAATGAGGCAGAAGGATTTGCTCGTAAGGCAAGATTTTATGTAGAGTTTTATTTACCAAAAGGCGCACAACCAATTGTTTTAGGTGATGATTTAAGCGAACCGTCTTTAAGTGCAGAAGAAACATTACAAACATTTAAAAAACAAAGCGATCTAATACCTATTCAAAATTCAAATGCTAAAAGAGTAAATGCTTTTTGTAATGCAATATCTATGCCAGATAGAGATATACAAACGTTAGAAGTTAAAACTGCAGGTCCAGCTCGTAAAATTGCATATGATTATAAATCAGCTGATATAACAGCAACATTCTATAGTGATAAATTTTTAAGAGAAAGATCATACTTTGAAACGTGGCAAGCAGCTGCGTTTAGTACTCAATCTCATAACTTTAATTTTTATGATAACTATGTATCTGATATAAACATATTTCAATTAGGAAGTTATGCTAGTAAGGCAGAGAGAGATGATGTAACATATGCTGTAAAATTATTTGATTGTTTCCCTAAGACAATAGGAGTTGTTGACTATGCATATGCTGATACTGATACTATAACAACGTTTAACGTTACATTTACATTTAGATATTGGGTAAATTATTTCTTAGATCGTTCTGGTACTATTGCATTAGGTGAACCAAACTTCAGAAATGTAGATGTAAAAAGTAGTTATGGTGCTTTTGGTGGATTAATGAATAGATTACCACCAGAATTACGTAGAGCTGGAACACAAGTATTAGAAGGTATTAAAAGACGTATACCAATCGGTGGTGTTACAGGTGGTAGAGTGTTTCCTCCATTTGGTAATTTACCGCCATTAAATCTATAATAAATAGTAATATTATATAATAAGGAGATAATTATGGCGTTGCCAAGAGTTGATGTGCCTACGTATGAATTGACGTTACCATCAGAAGATAAAAAAATCAAATACAGACCTTTTCTAGTTAAAGAAGAAAAGATATTATACATTGCCCTGGAAACAGGTGACAATAAACAAATGGTATCAGCATTAAAAGAAATTGTTGATGCTTGTACATTTAATACATTAAAGGTAGATAAGTTACCAATATTTGATATTGAATATATTTTTTTAAATATCAGAGCAAAATCAGTAGCAGAAATTGTTAAATTTAGAACAATATGTCCTGATGATGGAATAACATATGCTGAAACAGAAGTTGATTTAACTAAAGTTGAAGTGCATGTAGATGATAGTCATACAAATAAAATTGTAATAGATGATAAAAAGAATTTAGGACTTGTATTGAAATATCCTACACTTAAAAATTACGATATAGGTAAAGGTACAGATAATTTACAAGTTGAATCTATATTTGCTATTTTGATTGATTGCATAGATCATATATTTGAAGGTGATAAAATTTATCCTTCAAAGGATACATCTAACGAAGAATTAAAAGAGTTCATAGAATATTTACCTCAAGATGCATTCAATAAGATAAGAAAGTTCTTTGACACCATGCCCAAACTTCAAAAAGAAATTGAAGTTACTAATCCAAAAACAGGTGTTGTAAGTAAAGTAACTTTATCTGGCATTGCAGATTTTTTCGAATTGGCCTCGCCCACAGTAGCCTAGAGGCCTACTTCGAAACTAATTTTGCCTTAATGCAGCATCACAAATATTCATTGACTGAAATAGAAAGTATGTTACCTTGGGAGAGGGATATATACGTTTCATTATTAGTGACTTATATTAAGGAAGAAAATGAAAGACAGCGTGAACAATCACAAGCCAATAAGTAAATATACCTTTAGTGAAAACTGGTCTCCATCTGCAATAGATAATTCACAGTACATATTTGATAAGGTTCTTATACCTAATAAAATATTGGAAATAGGAACATTTGAAGGTTTTTATTCATTATGGATTGCAGAACAATTAGGTAAGCACGAACATTTTGAATTACATACAATAGATCCATTTAAAGGTATCAATTATGGTGTAGAACAATCATATTTTGATGATATAGAAAGTAAATGGAAAAATAATTTGTCTAAATGTGATTATAAGAATAAGATAACATTTCATAAAGATATATCTTTTAATGTATTAAATAAATTGTATAATGAAAATAAAAAATTTGATTTGATTTACATAGATGGTCACCATCGTTCATATAAGGTGTTGGAAGATTTAACATTATCATTTAATCTATTAAACTCTGGTGGTATATTGTTAATAGATGATGCAACGTTTTGGAAATATAGTTACGATTTTAAATTAATAGATGTAAGTAATGATATAGGTTTGACTCCTAGACTAGCTGTAGATACATTTATTCATTGTAATTGGGCTAGATTAGATGTGATTAATATACCTAATAATGTGCAAGTAGCTATAAGAAAAAAAGGTTTATCTATATAAATAGTATTATGAATAATCAAAAAGAATCGAATTTTAATACTAAATGGCGTCCAGCAATGGGTTGGTTATATCTGGCTGTTTGTGCATTTGATTTTGTTATATTTCCTGTACTATGGAATTTAGCACAAGCAACCTATTTAAAGAATATTGTATTTACACAATGGATGCCACTTACATTACAAGGTGCTGGTTTCTTTCATATTTGTATGGGAGCTGTATTAGGTATATCAGCATATGGTAGAACACAAGAAAAGATTGAAACTAAAAAGTTAGAAGCCAAAAAAATAGAAGAAGAACAGATAGGCTAATAAATGGCCAAAGATTTCATAGACGATTCAACATCACTAGCATTAGGTGTTAGACCTGAAGAAATGGGTATGGGTAGAGGCGACTTAATGAAAAAGGCTTCTTTTCTAAGAGCTGTAAAAGATTATACTGAACAGTCTACCGGTGGTCCTTTAGGCACTGAAACACTTACAAAATCACTTAGAAACATTACACAAACAATAGTTCAAAAAGTTCAAACAACAGTTGTAACTGCTACTAAAGCTATAGTTCCTAGTATTGAAAATGAGTTATATAAAATCGGTGAATTATTAAAAACTAATAGAGAAGATGATGACCAAAAAGCATTAGACATTATAGATACACTACAACAAAAATTTGGAGTTAATTTAAAAAACTTTAGTAAAGAATTAAATGAAAGTATTAGTAAATTAGAAAAGGCATTAGAAGAAAAAAAACAAAAACGTGCTGAAGAAAAACAAATAAGAGAAGAAAAGATATCTCAATTAGAGACTGAAAGAGTCTTATTACAACAAAATAATATTAACACCTATGTAGATAAAGAAAATTTACAATTAAAAATTAGAACATTAAAAGAAGAAAAACAAGAAAAAATATCTATTAGAGAACAAGAAAAACAATTAGAGAGAAGAAAAGAACAATTTTTAAGAGAAGAACAAAGATTATTAAGACAAAATACTTTAAGTGATGATGATAATAAAAAAATATTAAACAGACGCCAATTAATAATTAAAGCTGAAGAAAAATTACAACAAAGAAAAGATTTAGTAGGAGTTAAACCTGGTCAAACTAATTACGCTGGTGGTCCTATTGTAGAAACATTACGTGGTGCTAAAGATCAAATGTTACAAGGATTACAAGCACCAAAAGAGTTATTTGTTTATTTTAAATCAATGGGTAAAGAAATTGGTAGTTTAACCTCATCATTAGGCAATTTAACAAAAAATGGTATATCATTATTGGGTAAAGGATTATCTTCATTAGGTTCAGGATTAACCAAAGGTGCAATGGTTTTAGGTAGATTCGCTATAGCAGGATTAATGGCCTCAGCCAAATTTATATTAATAGGATTAGCAGTAGTAGGTGTTATTATGGCCATTAGTAAATTAGCTGATTGGATAAAATCTAAATTTAGTTGGTTATTTGGTGATGATACAAAGAAACTTGAAAAAGATCCTAATAAAAATGTAACAGAACAAGACAAATTGAAAATGGATAAAGAACCTTCTAAAGTAGATAGAGAAGATTCATCTAATTTTAAAGATATAAAGACTGAACCTAGAGAAGATTTTATTAAATCATATGACAATGAGAAGAAAATAATACCACCTAGACCAGATTTTATACCTGATAAACGTTTCTTACCTATGTCACAACAGGAAGCAAATAGTGTTAATCAGTTGAGTAAAGAAAGAAATATGGCTAAGAAAGAGAAAGAAGCAGCCAACAATATGGTTATAGCTCCTACCAATAATGTGTCAACTCAAAATCAAAATAGTTCAGTTTCTTTTCCTATGGAAGTAGATAATTATGATAGGTCTTTTAGAAATATAGGAACAAGTTTAGCAGTTTAAATAGTGGCCATTTCTGGCCACCATCAAAGTTATGAGTAAAGAGAGAGATTACTCGTCATCTGCCAATTTACTAAAGTAAGATAACGTATCGTCATCATCACTAGCAGCTGGAGTAGTTTTACCATTACTTTTTACCGAACCATTTGTTCTAGCTTGAGGGAGGTCAGCAGATTCAACAGTTGCAGTATTTCTAGTTCCCGTAATAACCCTATTCAGTTTCTCTTTGAGTTCATCATAGGATTTGAAATTACTAGGGGCCAAGAAAGGCGTTAGAGCGTACTGTTTAGACCAAATTGCTTTAATTTTCTCATCACTATCAGCAACTGGAGCAGTAGGCTCAAATTCAGATTTATCATAGTTCCAATAACCATCTACCTTTCTAATTTTTAGTTTAAAGTTCGCACCTTTCCAAAAATCAAACGGGTTAACTGGTTGTTCATCTTCAAATGCAGGACTCATTCTTTCAGCAATCTTATCAAATATCTTTTTACCATATTTGAATATGAATACTTTACCTTCATTCTCTGGATGCTTAGGATCACTAACAACTAATATATTAGAGTAATAAGATAATTTTCTTTTTCTCTTTCTTGCTATCTCTTTATCAGATTCAACACCTGTATTCCATAGTCTAGTATTTTCTTCACTAACAGGATCTTTTTGATTAAGAGTAGTTAATGAGTTTTCAATATACCAACCACCTTTGTCCTGAAATGCGTGTGACCACACTCGTACCCAAGGCATATCTTCTTTTTCAGAAGCAGGTAAGAAACGAAGTACGGCATAACCACTACCAGTTTTATCTAGTTCTGGTTTCCATATTCTGTCGTCAGCGTATTTGTCTTTTGATGTTGATTCTTCTGGATTTAGTTTAGACTCCAAAGCTTTGGTAAGTTTATCAAAGTTAGAGTGACTTGATTTTAATGTATTAAAGTCCATTGTATTCTCCGTATGTTTGTATTTGTGTTAGCTGTATAATCGCTATCATTATTATTTATAATATCACAATTGTAGGTGTTTGTCAAGTGCTTCATATGTGATATAATGTAGATTTTTGATCCCTTTAAATTCTTCCCATATTATATTAACTTTATCATCATTATTTAAAGGGTTTAATGAATTATTAACTTTATAGAATTGTATATCGGGATTATTAGTGAATATTGTTTTTAATTGATTTATCCATTTTTCAAAATCAGTTTGTTTATTATATGATGCCATATAATGTTTTGTATCTTTATAGATATTGTTTAGATTGCCCGTTGTAGTATTTAAATCGTGTCCTATCAGATATATTTCTTTTGGCTTGTCTATAACAGCTGATACGTATAATGAAGTAGTACCTGCTGAGTATCCATAATCAAAGCCTAGTACATCTGTAATACAAGCTACTTTATCTTCTGTATGTAACCAACTTATATATAATTGAGTTTGATTAACGTATTTTTCTTTGATGATCATTTCATCATTCTTATAACCATTTACAATTTTAGCTACACCTTCTAATTTTGCACCATGCATCACAAATTCACAACTACCCTTTGGTTTGTCATTTTGTTTTATCATATCCCATTTTGTAATTCTGTTTATATCATCTTCTGACATACCCTCATATACTAATGTTTGATAATGTAAATCTGGTATTTTTGTCCAATCTCTAAAAATACAATTGTTATTAATACTATAACCGCTATGATATATTTCGTGCATTATACCGTGATCAACAGATACTAAAACATCTGGAGAAAATTCTCTATAGAGAGCATTACAACCATATATTTTTCCAAATGGTTTTAGTTTATTTAAATCAAAACCTTTTCTACTTTCACCGTTACCAATACAAAAAACTTTCATATATGTTTTAACCAGTTATATACAGCAATGATCGATATAATTAAGAAATAGAATTGCATAGTTGCTCTTGCAGTATCTTTATCTTTATAGGCAATAAACAACCATAATGAAATTGATACTAAACATATTAACCATCCTAACCATTGTAATGAAATAACGGCACTAGCATGTATTGTTGCCGCAACAATTCCAAAAACACAGGCAATCCATCTTATCATAATTTAAATTTTTCTTTTAATTCTTCATATGTAATGTACTTTAAATTATTATATACATTCCATTCTTTAATAGGTCTATCTACTTTATTATCTTCTTTAGTTCTGTTTACTTTATAAAATTGTACACGTGGATAACCATATATTAATCCTGCCCATTGTGATATCCAATTTACACAAGGAGTTTCTCCTTCGTTACTTCTTACATAATTAGGTGTATCTTTATATAGATTGTTTACGTTATCATCATAACTAAAAAGATCGTGACCTATTAAGTATAGTTCTTTGATAGTAAAATGATTTTGATTACATGCGACTAAACCTGATGATGCGCCGGTAGACCAACCTTTATCTTTTATTGGTAAATCATCAATACTAAAAGAATAGTCGTTATCTTTTATCCAACTAATGTAAAGTTCTTTAAAATTAATCTTAACATTGGCTCTTTGATTATTGTTTTTTTTATTTTCTAAAATTTGTTTTAAATTACTACCATGCATTACAAATTTACTTGTCTCTGCTGTTCTTTCATTTACAATGTAATTATCTTTTAAGTTCTCTATATCGTTTTTATTTAAACCTACATTAACAATATTATCATATAGATTAGCCTCATATTTAATCCATTCTCTAAAATAAGCAACGTTCTTATTACAATAACCTGATTGATATATTTCGTGTGAAATTCCAGGATCAACGGCAACTAATACATCAGGAGTAAACTCTCTATAAAGAGCATTACAGCCATATATTTTACCGTGAGGTTTTAAACTATTTAAATCAAAACCTTTTCTACTTTCACCGTTACCAATACAAAATACAGTATTAATCCCTTTAGGTGGTTGTACATCACCCAAGTCGTTTATATCGACAACTGGAGCATAAGGTTGGCCTGACATATTATCTAAAAATATAATATAAAGTTATTAATGTAAGGACTATTCCTACATTAATTAATATTTTTATTCCTGTTTTTTTTAATTCAGATTTTAAACTATTTTTTACTTCCATATGATCCTCCTTAAATTGTTGTGGTGCACCCATATATGGGTTGAAATTGTTATTAGGTAAATTCGCTCTATTTAATTCTTCAACTAACTGTTTTAATCTATGATCCATTTACAAAAACCTCCTTCATTATTAATTTACATTGTGTCTCATTATACTTTACAAAAGGTGTATATTTTTTTATCCTTTTGGAGTGGACTGGCCAAACCACCTGTTCAACAATCTGTTTGTCCCAAGACTTACTATAAGATAAGATTTTATTGAAAACGATTGCAGTTTCGTAAGATATTTTTTTTGATAAAACCAATTGAAAAAACCTAGGATGCTGTCCACCAAAAACGCTAAAACCATTATCAAAAGAAAACTGCTTAGCATTAAAGTCATTAGTAATAGTGATACAATCATTTCTAAAATGATATTCAAAAGATTCATTACGTTTCTTCCAATCTGTAAAAACATCTTTACCATCTTGATTTGTTAAACTCTTTACCCACTTGTTACTATCAACCAGAAAATTACTAACAAAAAAGCCCAATATATCATCTTTACCATATCTGGTGCTAAGTTTGTGAAAAAAATATCTATCATTTCTTTTAGTAAATGTATCTAATGTGCAGTTAACTTCACCGGAATATTTATGGTAGTCATAACTATCTGTTGTGAAGTGTAATTTAACTGCAAGGTATGTTTTAAATACATCAAACCCACCATACATTTTATACTCCTGGTAATCTACCCGTCTTAGGTATATAGTTTAAATTTTGAGCCTCTACAGTTATTTTATCTTTAATAGATTTAGATATTAAATTAGCCACAGTACTAGGGTCTATATCATTTTCCTCACAGAAAAATAATACAGCATCCATATAAGACAACGTCTTTTTAGATTGTACTA